ACACATACCTTAAACATAAAAAATAGAATAATCGTTTTCTTGTCATCAAGAAAACGATTATTTAAAACATTATTAATAAAACTTAAAATTATATTTACATCAAATTATTAAACAAGCAATTCACATTGAGAATAACAAAAAAGTAAATTTTTTACAGTATGATAAAAGTATTAATTGGATCTAGCGGTTGTGGTAAGTCTACACTAGCTAAAAATATAGCTACTGATAACACTATTATTTTAAGTCGAGATAAAGCTCGTGAAATGTTATTTGGCTATACAGAAAAATCAGTTCATAAATATTACGAAAAAGAAAATTTAAAAGATTGTGAAAAAACTGTCACAGACTTTATTAATCGTAACATTGAACAATATCTTGATAAGGGGTATGACATTATTTTAGACAATACTCATTTAAAAATAGAATATCTTAATCAAATTATTAGACGATTCTTTTATACAAATATCTCTTTTGTTGACGTACCTAAAACAATGAATACAACGTTACATGATTGTATTGAAAATGATAAAAAAAGAACTCGTCAAGTAGGAGAAAAAGTTATTAGAAATCAATGGAAAGAGTATGAAACCTTATGTAAATCTTTTGATTTTAAAAGTTATGCATATAATCCTAAACCGATTATACAAAATCCTATCTTACCTGAATCGGTTATATTCGATATAGATGGTACTTTAGCCTATAAGGGTGAAAGAAGTGCTTACGATTGGAAATCAGTAGGTAATGATTCTTTGAATAATTATGTAGCCAATGTCTTATTTGCTTTAAAAGAAGAGTATAAAATTATTATATGTTCTGGTAGAGATTCTATTTGTCGTAAAAAAACTATTAAATGGTTAAAGTTTCACAATATTCCTTACGAACTATTGTTAATGCGCCCTCAAGGTTCTTACCTTCCCGATTGGAAAGTTAAAGAATCTATGTGGAGAGAATTAGTTAAAAAGTATTACATTACTTGTATGTTTGATGATAGAAACCAAGTTGTTAATCATGCAAGAAGATTTGGATTTAAAGTAATGCAAGTAAATAAAGGTGATTTTTAAAAAGTAAATTAAACATTAAACATTAAACATTAAACATTATGAATTTTAAAGTTGTATTTAGACCTCAAACAGGTCGTTTAGTAGAACTACTTTCACCAGAAGGTGTATCAGTAGTAAAAGAAGTGAGAAAACAATTAAATCTTTCTCACTTAAATCCAAAATTAATAATACCGGAACGTAAAAGAGAAACCGTAGTAATTATTGAAGTACCTTATGAAGTGGCAGAAAACCTTTCTTCACACTTTGAAAATAAAAACGAGATTGAAGTAACTGTAAATGAAAACGGATTTAATTTATTTACCTATTATAAAATAGATACTAAAGTTAATTTAGAAAACAGTGCAATAGAATCTGTTAAAGTGTCTTGGACTATGGATAAAGATTTTATTTTATCTTCTTGGATACAAAGTGGTGCACCTTTAAACTGGACAATTGAAGAAATTTAAAAAACAATGAAAGAAATAGACAACGTATTTAATTGGTTAAAACTTGCAGGTACAAAAGCAGTGCCTTTTAATCCTGCAATACAAGCTTCTCAAGACACTTTTAATCTTTGGGTAAGTCTTATACAAGAAGAATTAGATGAAGCTGTACAAGCTTTTAAAGAAGCTAATCTTGAAGATTATAAAGATGCTATTGCAGATTTGTTTTGGGTAATTCATAATAGTCCAGTAATGTTTGATATAGAAGATTCTTACAAAGAAAAACTAATAAATGTAGGAAAATCTAACTATTCAAAATTTACTCAAAATAAAACGATTGCTGAAGATACTGTTTTAGCATATCAACTAGGAAAACACCCTAACAAGTTAGGAGGATCAATTGATGCTTACTATCAACAAGTAGGTAATTATTTCATTATCCGAAGGAAAAGTGATAACAAGATTTTAAAAAGTTTGCAGTATAAAGAACCTGATGAGTTTAAAGAGTTATGAAAGTAGAATTATTAAAAGTCTTTGGGAATGATACCATGGTATGTGATGTCGCTCGTGTGTCGTATTTAAAAAGTGCAGATAATTATTCTAAACTCGCTAACGATAAACTGATTAAATATCTTGCAGAACACAATCATTGGAGTGTTTTTGCTCATGCACAACTTCAATATAGATTAGAAATTCCAATATATGTTGAAAGACAGATTGTTAAAACTCAATCTGGCGTAATTTACAACAGTGTGTCAGGCAGATATGTAGATTTTAGCGATACTTATACAACTATTAAGGAATGGAGAAAACAATCTAAATCTAGTAAACAAGGAAGTGAAGGGGTAGTAGAATACCAAGCTCAATGTACAGCTATTGAAGAAGCAGTTATTAATCATTGTAAAGATGCTTATAAAATGTTAATTGAAAAAGGAGTGTCTAAAGAACAAGCGAGAACTATTCTTCCCCTTAATCTCAATACCACAATGATATGGACAGGTAGTTTATATGCTTTTATTAGATTGTGTAAGCAAAGGTTAAAACCAGATGCACAATTTGAAACAACTTTAGTATGTAACGAAATGCTAAAACAATTAGAAAACTATTCTAATCATCCTTTTCAACAAAGTTTAAAAGTTTTTAATTTAAAATCTTTAGACTTTTAAATAAAAAATAATTTTATTACCGTAAAAAATGCAAATACAAAAACGGGAACTTTGAATCAGCTTGTAAAAGCTATTTAAGGTTTATTGGTTACGCAATGTTTCCTTTATGGAGTTATTTGAATTTACAAGAATTTGTAAATAAAAATAATGAAGAAATTACTCCATTATAAGGAGCTGATTTATTAAAAAATTTTAAAGACTTCGTATTTATCAGAAATGATTTAAGAAGCCTTTAAAAAATGTTAAATGCAGGTTTTAAATTGAAAAAAAATGAATAATATAAGAGAAAAAGTAAAAGAAGTTCAAGATTATTTTGTAATGCGTTTAAAAAAAGGTGAATATGAAGTAATCGAGACAAATGCTTACACAAAGAAAGTAAAAATAGATGGTTATCTCTTCAATGTTTGGATTGCTAATGGTGTGAATGGTATTATAACTTATGATTTAGAGAATTTTATGCAGTTAGAACTTAGCATTAAAGATAAAGAAGAAATCAGTAAACACATTGATTTTGAAACAGGTGTGCTTAATTCTATTAAAGAAAAAGAAGAAGAAATTAGAAAATTAAAAGAAAGATTAAATGAAAAAAGTATTTAGTTCAGGAAGTGAAGTAATACATTTGTTCGCACAACAAATTCAGACAGAGGCAAGAAGTAGTAATGTTTATTTTGAACAAAGTAATTTTGATAAACCATATGGTGATATTATTTATTCTTATGGAAAGCATTATATGTTAGGTAAATTTATCGATGATAATACCATATTAATTAATGATAAGGGTTACTCTAACACTACAAGTAAACATGTTAAGTTATTAAGTGAGGCGACTACTCAATATAAACAATTACGTCTTACTCAAACAGATACTGATTTAGTAAGTCGTCAAATATACGAGTTAACAGTACTTATAGGTAAAGCTAGAAAACCTGAAACTTATTTATATAATATTCAAACTCTTTGGAAAACATATTTAGAAAATAAAAAATATGTGATTTTAGATGTAAATACAAATGAAAAAAAACATAAAGAGTTAGAAGAAATAGTACAACCTTTTTTAGTAAATACTGAAGAAACTATTACAAAACTTAAAGAAGAAGAAAAAACTAGAAAAGCATATTTTAAGTTAAAACGTACCCGTAACATTGAACACTTTAAAAATTATGATATTGATACTTTCACTGATAAATATTGTTATTTAAGAATATCTAGTTCAGGTAAACATGTAGAAACAAGTAAAGATGTTAAAATTCCTATAGCCGCTGCTAAAATATTGTATCAAAAAATATTAGCAAATGAAAATATTGTAGGCTATAGAATTGAACATTATAAAATTGACGAATGGAATGATAAATTTTTAGTTGTAAGATGTCACACGATTCCAATAAAAGAAATTCAAGAAATCGGTGAGAAAATTATCTAATATAAATAAAGAGGGTAGTTATAATACCCTCTTTAATTTTTAAAAAAATATGCACACGTATAATAAAGATATATTTTACAAATTTAAACCAGAACAATACGATAGTATTTTAAAATGGTTTGTAGATAATAAATATACGCACTTTATTCAATCTAATAGTTTAATAGGCGATAGTATTGAATCAATAGAAGATTATATTAAACATAAAGAAAAATCTTCTTTTACATACGATGTTATTGTATATAGAAAAAGTTGTATAAATTGGAAAAGTATACAAGGAGGACGTAAAAACTGGTGTATAGAGTTTTCAACTTCTACTTCAGATGCTATTTTAATGATATACGTGTCTGAAGATAAATTAACAGATTTAATTAGAACATTTAACTTATTAGAGAAATAATAAAAAGATTTATAATTTATTTGAAAAAAAAATGATAATAGGAATTAAAGATACAAAATTAAAGTCTTTTGAATTATCTGTTCAAACGGTATATCAATTGATAGAAGAAATAAATTTTCCAGACACCTAGGAGTTTAAACGGTTAAAAGATTTAAAAGATTATAAACCTCTTTCTTGGAGAACTTGTGTAGAAGAAGATAACATTCATCTTTCAACTTACGACTTACCTATTTATCCAAACTGGTTTGTAATAGGACTTCAAACAGAAAAAGAGTGTAGAAAAGTATTAGCAATGAGTGGATTTGTGATTGATGTCGAAAATTTGGAAATTGAAAATTTTGAGAAGTTAAATCAAAGAGTTAAAGAGTTTTAATACAAAACAATATTAAATGATGAGAAAAGAATTAATTAGTAAGTGTGGCGAGTACAAGTTAAATATTTATCAAGACCGATTTCCCGAATCACCTGATGAAAGAGGGGGTGGGAATTGTTTTTTGTATACGATCATCGTGAACTTACCGTTTTAAAAGATGGGTTTTATCCAAAAGATATATTTGATTATCTGAATACAAAAGACGAACTTAAACATTTTTTAAAAGACAAAAATGTAAATAATCTTTCAGAATTAGACCAAGAAAAATATGATGAGTATCAAGTTGCTATTGATGATTATTTTGATTTTGAAAAAGAATATTATGTATTTCCAGTAATAGCTTATATACATTCTGGTGTAGTACTTAGTTTAAAGGCTAATCAATATCCTTTTAACGATAGATTCGATTCTTGTTGTAATGGTTTTGTACTCCTAAAAAGGAGCGAATTTAACGAAGGAAAATCTTATCAAGTAGCAGAATCTTTAATTAAAGAATGGAATCAGTATTTATCAGGTGATGTATGGTATTACATTTTATTTAAAAAAAAGTAAGCTATTCTACTACCGGTAGTATCTTTCAAGATTTAATCGATAGTGGGCATATATTTGATACTCAAACACAAAAAGAATATTTTACTGAAAATATATGTTGGGATGAAATTGACAGCTGCGGTGGATTTTACGGAGATGATTTTGAAACAAATGGATTATTAGAACAGATTAACAAAAACATTAAATTTGAATTGTAATGAAAAAAGAATATAGAATTTTTATAAATCACGCTGCATCAATGAATATCTCTTATTTAGATATTAAAGATTGGAACGGTGATGAAAAAGAAGCACAAGAATTTATGCAAAAAGCTGAAGATACTGGCAAGGTTTATACTCTAAAAGGTTTCAGTGACGAAATTAACAGAGGTAGTTTAACAAATCTTTCAGCTTATTTTATTTTTATTACAAAAAATTATTAATCATGAATAACTATTTAGATTATAAAGCAACAGTTTGGTTTAGAATACCAATTGAGTCAAAAGAATCTGCGGATAAAATTATTAAAAAATTAGAAACAGGTTATTTACCATCCGAGTTATATAATGATAAAAATATATGTGAACAACTTGGTTCTTGTGAGATATTATATGATACTGAAACATATTTGTCACCTCAAGAAAACAAAAGTCATAAAACTATTGAGATATTTACCGAAGATTCAGACTTTGCGGATACTTATTGGGATAATATTAATTTAAAAAAAAATTAAAGATATTTTGTTTTATTCAACGGTATTGCGTTTTGAATCTTTTACGGTTTTAGAGAATGAAATTACGGGGGTAGATAGTCTTTATAAGATAACACCCCCTTTTTACAAGGTGAAAATAACAGTTTTACTTGAATATAAAAGTATAGACAACCAGTATGTTGTTTATCAGTTAGACAGCGACAGTGAAGATAGTAATGTTGAAAAAGCTTTTAAAAAAGCATTAGAGAAACTGTTAAATAGATTAAATTCTTATACTGAAAATTTTGTTATTTTTGTTCCTTTCTCTATTTATGAAGTTGTTTACCCACAACTGAAAGAATGGTTAAAAAGAAATCATAAAGGAACGTCAATTGAAATTAATAAGTCCTCTGATTTAAAATAAATATAAATAAAATGAACAAAATAAAAATAATAGAAACGTTTGATTATATATTAGCTGTTTCTAATGAGAAGATTAAAGAGAAATCCACTAATCTTACAAATGGCAGAGACGTATTTGATTATAAAGATATAAAAAAATGTTCATTAGAATATGCTAATAAATATTGGAAGAAAATCATAGCCTACCAACCAAAACACAACAGTGCACCTGAATTAAATTTACCTCTTTTACCAAAAATAGTTGTTGAACCAAGAGGTTTTGACGAGTTTCAATACACTGAAGAAGATTTAAGGAAAATGTATAATTTATCTTGTGGTAAAATAGGATTAGGTTCAATTAAAGATCAAACAGAAAATAACCAAAGATTTCAAGAATTATTAAATATTATTATACAATCTAAATTACCTACTCATTTTTTACTTGAAAAAATTGAAAATAATAAATGTATAGGAACTTATATATAAGAATGATATTAAAAGGTTTAAATATTTTTTTGAACGATGAGAAAATAACTTATAATGATTTGAGTAGATACGCGTGAATTATTACAGACGGTCATTATAAAGTTGTTTCTGCATTAAATGTTAGTTTATCGCAATTGGAAACATCAATAGATGATCCATATGTTGATAAAAAAGATTTTATATAATTTTGTGTATTGAATAAAAAATAAAACAAAAAGAATACTACGATGAAGCTTAATACAAAGCACAAAAGTAGCACTTGCAACTAACAGAATGCAGCTATTAAAAGTAACGGATTAAAAACACTAAACTTTCAAAATATAAATACATATGAAAAAAGAACAGAATTTAAAAAACAGCATAGAACAGACATTAAATAAACCTGTTGTTAAACACAGTATTTTACACGAGTCTTTTTTAGTATCAACGGAATTATCAAAAATGGATAGATATTGTGTAGTATCATTTATTAGACCATTTACTGACGTAGATATGCATACTGCGACAAATATTTGTCAATATACACTTTTAAACGGATATTATTATGCTGAAAAGGGGATTGAAGGTTTAGATAATGAGTTTAAACAAATGTTTAAATCAGAATATAGCCATATAACAGGCATAAAACCAATAGAGAAAAGAAATAAATTCCAAGATTTTTTAGAACGCAAAACTATTGCTTCTGATTTATTTAAAAGGGGAATGGCTCTATATTGTGTTTAACTATATAATTAAGGCATTACATATAGCCAATGTTATGGGTTGTACTCATTAGCCCTAGCTGTTGTTAGCGGTAGTTCTGGTGGACGGGAATCTGAGGATATTTTTTATTTAAAAAACGGAAGTAGAGCAAGACTTTCGCTTGACCATTTTAAAAATCCAGAACCTCACGAATATCAGCTAAGACTATCAGTAAAAGACTGGTGTGCCAGATTAATCGACAGAGGTGATGGATGGGAGGAAGACGAAGAATACGGTAAAGGAACAATATTACTCAGTTATGGTCAAGCGGTTGCCTTGCGGAATCAACTAAATAAGTACATTAATCAGGTAGTAGCTGACTTAGTACACAAGGCGAATTAACGCTAACGTTTTGCAGCTTCCCGAAGGGCGGAACTTTTATCACAAAAATTAAGATGAGTAGTAGCTCATAGTATGATTCAGCACCACAGCCCTGCTGTTTTATATTTAATGTTACGGGCTGGTGTTTAATACTTAAAAAAATGAAAAACATTAAAATTTTCACAAAATCAATGACCGAAGAAGAAAAAAAGGAAAACATTGGTAAACCATTAAAAATGCCTGTTAGGTATTGTTTGGTAGATTGTTTAAAGGATTTGAAATTTGGAAGACCTGTTGAAGATCAAAAACAAATTGATAAATGGATTGCAGAACTAAATGAAAATTAAAAAAGTGTTCCATTTACTTAATAGTGTGATAGGATGAGCGTGGGATTTTTTACCCTCATCTATAATAGAAAAGTATATTGTAAGTAGCTTAAATTAAGCACAAACAATGTAGAAAGTAAATAAATTTGATAACAAGAAAATAGTTTTAAAAAGACCCATAACACGGCTATTTTCTATATACCGTGTTACGCAACGTTTTTTCTGGTGGAATGCGTTTGGTGCAACTTTGGTTTTACCAATACTTCCATTAGTAAGTGCATACAGAGAATGGCAGTTTATAGAGTGGCAGAAAGACTTTGAGTGTAGCCCATGGATTGATGACTTTAGGATAAAAGAAATGTGGGGAAAACTATTAAAAACGCATTACCAAAGTCGGTATGAGAAACTACGGTGGTATAAAGCAGAACGTGAAAAGATTCGATTATCAAATGTTGCATAACGTACAGGTATATGAAAAGTAGCTTAACCACAAACTTTGATATTATACACAGACTTTTCATAGGCTATTTTTTTATATACTCTGTTAGCTGTTTGGTGCAGATTTTAAACACAAAACTTTGATATGAAAAACAAATGTAGTAATAATATTTTTTTAAGTGAGGGTATTAATATACTTTCTTCACTTGACGGCATATCATGTGGTAGGTTAGCTTTAGAACGTGCAGGAATTAACGTGAACAATTACTTTGCTTCTGAAATAGACAAACACGCAATTAAGGTAACACAAAGCAATTATCCTAATACAATACAAATTGGCGATGTAACCAAAGTAAAAGGTGCGGACTTACCAAAGATTGACCTATTATCTTTTTACTAAAAAATAGGTAAATATTACATATAGTAAAAGTTAACATTATAAAATTAAAATTAAAAAATGGGTACAAGACACTTACAAACAGTAATAAATAAAGAGGGTAAAGTAAAAGTTCAACAATATGGACAATGGGATAGATACCCAGATGGTCAAGGTATAGAAATACTCAACTACTTAAAAAATGGAGATTTAAATAAATACCAAAACAAACTTGAAAAGATTAATTTAATTAATCAAAAACAAAGTAAAATAGTTGATGACGATGTAAATTGGAAAAGTAACTATCCTTACTTAAGTAGAGATTGTGGTTCTGATATACATCAAATGATTGAAAACGGAGAAGTTAAGTTTGTTGAGTATACCAATGAAAAAGAAATTAAAAAATAGGGTGTGGTATTTTACACAATAAACTTTCAAAAAGAATTGTTTATTACAAAATTTTATAGTCACTTAGTAAAATTAAAATTAAACAATTTACCATCAGAAAAAGAATATTTAAAGTTGTTTACTGAAAATAATGAAAATCAATATTAAAAATAATTTAATGAAAGTAGAAAAATTTATCCCTGAATCAGAATTGTATACCTGTTTAAAGACATTAATTAAATTAGATATACTTAGACAGAAAGATTTTTTTGAAATAAAAACAAAAGAAAACGCAGAAATCGAATCTATGTTTGTCAATAGTATGCAATTGGTATTAATGTCTTATTCAAATATTTATGATAAATCAACAGATGAAATTCTTAATTTAGTTAAATTAGATTTTGAAGGCTCAAATAACAATTAAATGATAGAAATTATAAAAAACTGGTTTCCAAAAGTAACTTATGAATGGGTTGCTTTTGATGGTATAACAGGAAAATTTTGTTCTTCTGGTTTACACACGACAGAAAGAAGTAAGCCTAAAGAAGATGTTTGGAAAGAACTTCAAATTAAAATTAGAAAAGAAGCTAAAGACGATAGTATTTTTATTTATTCTTTAGAAATATGCAGCTCACGTTAAATTTTTAAGTAAAAGATAATAAAAGACAGTCGTATTTTAAAAGTATATTGAGTGAGTACTAGTATCTTAATGAATATTTAAATCTTAAAAATTTAAAACTTATAATATGGAATTTTTAATTTATTGTATTACTGTTCTTTTTGTAAAAGCTATTCTCGTAGCTATTTTCATAGTTATTGGACGTTGTTTTGAATAATATATACCCTCGATTACCTTTACTGGTAATTGAGGGTATTTTTTTTCTAAGCTTATTCTAATACGTACTGAACACCGTCAGCTATTGTACCAGTAACATTAAAATTATGAGATACTTTTGATATTGCTTTTATTGGTTCACCTGAAGAAAGTAATACTACTGAATCAAAAGTGTTACTGATAATTTTATTTGCCATGTTAATTGAAGCGACTGGATTTCTATCCAAACTTACCACATTGCTTATAAAACCAAACATCATGTTATTAGTACTTCTATCTAAAACTAAAGCTGCGGTTGTAGCTCCAGGAGTTTCTTTAGCGTTAGCAAGTAAGGCATATCCACCTATGTTAGAAAGAATAAAAATTATCATTTCTGCTAAAAACATCTTTAAATTTTCTTTACGTTTACGTTTAACTTCTTCAGGTAAATCTGCCCAACCTTCTAACAAAAGACTACTAAATGACTTAGGGTTTTTTAAGTTGGTGTTATTAATAAAATACATAAACGTATTTAAAATACCTTCGTGATAATCTGTTTGCCAAACAGATTCATAAACAGGATTATTATTTTTGTCTAATACTAATTCATTTCTACTTGTATTTTCGTTAAATTTTGTTTTTTTTATAAGTTTGTATCTTCCTTGTGCATCAGAACGTTTACCTTTTCCATCAAACCAATGACGATAAAGCGTACCGCCTAAATACCTTTGAAACTGAAGTAACATTGAATAACCTACAAAATTGGTATATGCTGATTTATCGGCTTTAGTAAACGCACCTAAAATAGTATCAGCTTCGTTTTTCATGTTTCGTACTTGTTTTACATCATAACCCATAATAGGTTTTCCGTCAACAACTCCCTCTGAAGAAGAAAGACTTTTCACTAATGTTTCATACATTGTAAGTTGTTCCATTTCTTGAGCTGTAGTAAAAAAACTTTTATCTTTCATCACACCGTTAGAATTAAAGAGTTTGGAGAATCTTTTATCTTTATGTGGTAAATATATTAATCTATCATTTTTAATCGTGTGAGCATCCCAAGAACCGTCTTTTTTCATATATGCTAAAAGTATTGCCATTCGAGTAACGTAATCAGGAATAGAGTTAGGTAAAAGAGCATCGGCTTGAGTAGCATTTGCTAAACCATAATTTTGATTAGTTAAGTATTTCGCATGTTCAGATAAATCTACATTAATACCGTATCTACGATTTAATTCTCGAAGCTTTGTAATTGCGGTTTTACCATTTTTAATATCGGCATGAACCATACGATAAGCCCATGCATAATCACTAACAGATGGTGTATTTAAGTTACTTCTTTCGCTTAATTGTTTAGTCATCATTAAGAAGTTAGATTCTACATACTGATTTAAACCTGACATCACATTAAAAGTTAAGTTTGCCATTGTTGTTAACTGCATAGTTGCACCAGTAACACCTTGTATAGTTTTACTCACTTCTATATCCTTAGAAGAACTTCTATCTCTCTTAGAGAATACGGCTGAATCAAGATATAACTCTAGTTGTTCAACCGCTTTGTCAGTGTCTTGGTTATAAGCCATACTTTGATAAAGTAAGTGAGAACGCAAATCATTAATGATTGGTAATACTTTATTAAACTGTTTTTTCTTACTATTAGATAATATAAAAGAATCTAACAATAATTCTAAATTTGTTTCAAAAGCCGCTTTGTTATTATCATCTTTGGCTTGTTGAATTTTTACATCTCTAGCTTGTATATCGGTATCTAAATAATCAAAAACACTAGGCATATATTTTCTTTCTGCCTGTGCTCTTTTAAATTTCATATCATCTTCAAATATTTGGGCAGGGTTAATGATATTTTCATAAGCTTCTCCTAACATTGCACCAATACCTTCATTTTGAAGTTTAGTTGAAGAAGAAGCTTTTTGTAAAGGTAAATCTAAATGCCTTTCAGTATCGTCATCAAATTGTTTTCTTTGACTAGCTGTCATGTTAGCTCTTCTTACCGCATTTACTTCTTTTAAGAAAAAACGAATATAATCTCTTTCTTGCATAGATAAAGCAGTTTGTTTTCTCGATAAATAATCGTAATCACCTGCTTTTTCATCAGGGTCTCGTAATCTATAATTATTCATACCTTTCTCATCTAATTCAAACATATTGTCAAAAGCTCTTAAAAAGTTACCTGAAACAGCATGTTTTAAACCAGAGCTAATTGTACCCATGTTTTTAGAAGTATACAATGCTTTTACTTTATCATAGTGTTCACCTTTTGCAAATTCTAAAACTTCATTACGTATAGCAAACCTTGCTTGATTAACTAAAGAGACTACTGCTTTTTCTGAAGGTTCTACCAAATCATCAGGTTTACCAAACATATAACCATTGGTGAGTGAACCTATTTTTTGTACTTCGTTCTTTGCACCTGGTAATTGATAAGCAAATTCTAATCTTGCAGAACGAAGAAGTGATAAAAATTCAGATATATTCACACTGTTCTCAACCGTTAGCTTTCTCTCTACGGCATCAATTAAAAATGACAATTCTTGAACAATTTCATCTAATATTTTATAATTAATCTCATCTAAATTAGAAAGTTTAGGATGTATCCTAGTTTTAAAAAAATCTTCTATTGTTTGTGTTCCTTCTATTTTTAGACCTTTAAGTAATCTTTCTTCATTGTTTCTTTGAAATTTACTCAAATCTAACATTCTACTTTGAAGTCTATCAAGATGCATAAATGCTTCATCTAAATAAGTAGTTGCGACATTGTCAAATATTCTAACATTGAATTTCTCAATCTTTTTATCTAATTCTGTTTTTACATTTTTAGTAGCTGGATGACTAACTACTTTTTTTAATTGTTTTAACATTTCATCTAAAGTAAACCAATTAAAATTAATTGTTTGATCCCCAACATCTTTTGTAGTTGATGAAGTGCTAATAACATGGTTATACTTTCCTATCTTAGTATCTTTAAATAATGAAGGATTATTAATAATAAATAACATTACTTTCATCGCTTCATAGTTTTCATACGTAGATTCAAAAATATCTTCAGTAAGCTGATGTGCAGGTAAAAACTTTCCTAAAATAGAACCTTTTCTACGCATTGCAGCTACTCGTTGAAATGTTGATTGAGCACCATTTTGAAAATAGTCGCTTGGGTCTTTGTCTGTTAAAGTAATAAATTCCCAAACTTTATTTCGTTTATGATAAAAAGCAACAATGTTTAAATCTTGTAATTCAGGACTTTCAATTACTTCCCAATTACTATCGTATAAATATTTTTCTAATTTTAAAGCGAAAGTTTCATTAAATATATCATCTTTATTTTTTATGATTTTAGTGTTTATCTCTGCCATTGTACCCACATTGCGAGAAGATAAGACGTTTACTCTTTGTGCATTTACCCAATCAACTACAGCTTTATAAGTGTTTCCTTTAGATTTTTCATAATTAAATAATAAATCTAAATAAGTATCTTTATAAATTTTAATTCTATCCGCAATAGGTATATTATCGATACTACTATATCCTTTTTTTACTTTAAACTTTTCTAATTCTTTTTTAACTGAAATAGGTTTATCTCCGAAAGGATTTTTTTCAGTGTATCTTCCGTTTTTATGTTTATCTATTAATCTAAGAACTGCTGATTCAAATTTATAACTTTCTGAAAATTGTTTTTTGTTTGTTTCATCTGTAGTTTCTCTAGTAGGATTAATATCGAAGTTAAAATAAGCTTGCATAAAGTCAGCTACTTCAATATTACTTTCAATAGCTTGAGTTGTTTTAGAAGCTGAAACAGGATAAATACGATTTATTTCATCTTCTATTTTTATTCTATCTTCAGTACTTAAAAAACTTGAAATGTTAAGTAAACTCATTGGTTCAAAACTATCAATATAACCCGTATTAAAATTCATATCCATAGACACAGGTAATATAAAATTATTATCTACTACAAGCCCCATAGAATTTAAAAAACTGCGATAAGACAACTGTTGTGCTACAACGTGTTCGTTTTTATAATTACTCCAGTTAGAAACATTTTTATAAGATGACTTAAAATCGTAAACATCTACTTTACCGTTTGCTTTTAAAATGACAATATCCGCCGTACCTGCGGCTGTGATTTTACCGTTTTCATCGGTATACGTTAATTTTTGTTCAGGTAGAATTTTAAAATTCTCTCCTGAGTTCATTTTAATAATTTCAAAAAGTTGCCTTGCGTTAGTTTCAAAGTTATTTCTTATTTGGGGTGTATCTATAAACCAATTTACACCATCTACACTTTCAATAAGTTTTTCATAAGCATCGTCTAAAGACCTACTTATTTTATCTTCATCAGTTTTACCATAAGCTTTATTATAACCCTCAAGAAAAGTTTGCATTGCTTTGTGAAACAATGTACCGGGTTCTTTAATCACACTTAACTGGTTAACAAATTGTTCAATATTACTTTTAATTTGCTCTTCGGTTTCTTCAGTTAATGTGCCTTGTGTTTTTTCTACTAAATCTAAAGTGTTATTAATTAAATTAGTTTTAAAATCTTCTTCATTATAAGGTGTAATAATTCCTTCTTTTTCTAAATTTTCAGAATTACCTATTATTTTAGAACCGTTAACAGAATACTCATGTTCTTCTTCTTTAAAACTAATAATATCTGCGGTTTTAATCTTTTCAAAAGCTTCATCTCTTGTTGTTTTCCAAGCTTCTAAACGAGAAGACCTTACTCTACGATTACCAAAATACTTTTCAATTAAGTTGAAAGGTAATTCACCATCTTGTATTTGAAACTTCTGATCTTTAATCTTTTGTTTAAATACATCAGATTCTATTTCTGCATAAATTTCTAATGCGACTTCTAAATCTTTAGATAAAGGTAGTATTCTATCAAATAGTTTAGACCTAACACCTTGCGAATTAATCAGATAAGGTACATTATCATCATAATACACATTATTTTTTAGTTTTTGAATAGCTTCACCTTTTCTTAAATCAGTTATTGAATTAGATAAAGTCACTCTTTCTTTTTCTAATCTACGTAAATCTGTTTTTCCAAAGTGTTGTGTGAGTTCTTCTAAAGTCATATTAAATAACTCTCTACCTCTTGCATACTTAAAAGGTTGATAACCAAATACTTTACCGATAAAGTTTTTAAAATGTATATAAAAATCATTAATTACAGTCTTGAACTTATCAAACCAATTTGGGTCTTTTTTAGATTCAAAAGTAGCTTGAGCAAGTCCTACAAAAACTTCTTCAGCTATTTCTAAATCAGTATAATCAGAATACAAAGCTCGTTTTTCTTCAAAAAGTTCATGTTCCATCGCAGCACTCATTAAATCTTGATATGCTTTAGGATTTACTTTTTCAAAACTTCTCATTACGAAGTGATAATATTCGTGCATAGCGTCTGATGTAGAAGCTAATTCTTTATTTACTACAATATTACCTTCATTATCTACAAAAGCTTTTTCTACATTTTCAGCATTCACATAATAAACACCTCTGTTTATCATTGCTTGTTTAAATTCTTCTTTTGTTACAAGTGAAGCATTAGCTTCTGTTAGATTATTTATATTATCTACAATTTGTGTAAGCGTTGCTAAATCTTGAGCTTTGATTTTACCTTTACTCGCTCTGGTTTTTCTTATTTTAGGAGCTGCTGTTTTATTGTCTCTATCTCTAATTAAATCTTTATTTTTTCTTAAATCTCCACCTTTTAAACCTAACGCAGCAACAGTAATTTCTTTTGCTTTTTCATTTTTACCAAATTGCTCTATTTTTGCAGAAACTTCTCCATTCAAATTAATATATAAATAAACTTGTCTATGATATAGACTTCCTTTTTTACTTTTTCCTAACGTCGTTAAAGAATAACCTATTTCTCCCTCTTTTCGATTGTATTTATATACATCTTGAATATATAATTTAAATTCTTGATTATCTCTTTTTAGAGCAATATAATCACCTTCTTTTAAAAGATTTGCAGCAATAGGTATAGTTAAATAATTATTTGTTCTAGCGTAACCCGCTTCTAGCTTTGTGACTAGTCGGTCAGCTTCATAATCACCATTACTTTTTTTAACGGCTTTACCTTTAGAAAATTTAGCCCATGCTTTAAGATAAACTTTTCTTTTTTGATTCTTCTCTGTTACTTCTTTAGTCACATACGTAAAGGGTCTTTGCTGTTCGAGCATCAACTCTTTAAAAGCTTCTGCTTTTTCTAAACTTTGAAATTCAATTGCTTGGTTTAAAGAAATATCTTTTTTATTGTTTCTTGCTTTCTGAGCTTCTAATTTTTCATTAAATTCTTTAAATGCTTCTTCAACTTCTTTAGATGTGCTTTTACGATAGTCTTTAGTGAAGCTAGGGTGATAATCAGTTTCTCCCATTAAATGAAATTTAACAACATCTTTAGGATTTAATTTAAAGCGATTAGTTCTAAAAAAAGAATCGCCTTTAGTTGTTTTAAATTCTGATTTGTTGGCATAATATACATTACCTTGTAAATCTACTCTTGTTACTGTGACTACTGTCATTCCAAATTCCCCATTTTTTTTCTTAAATCTTTGAGATACCCTATCACCTGGTTTAAGTTGTTTCCAATAACGCATTAAATTACCTTTTTCGTCTATATAGTCTTCGTTTAAACTAGAAACAGTAATAGTGCGATAAGCAGGAGGAAACACAGCTCCTTCATTTAAAGCTGTTACTGCTTTAGAAGATATGTTAAATGTTTCTTTAAGATTATTAAAATAAGTATAAAGATTTCTAAAAGTTTCGTTTTCCTTATCCAAAGAAGAATAATGCCATTCAATATCTTTAAAAGAAACAATCTTGGTAAAGTTTTTAGTTGTTTCTTCTAAATTTGTATCTTCCTTTGAAACTGATACAATAGTAACACTATCTTCTCCTACATTAATTATTTTTCCCCATAATGTTCCTTTTCGATTAGCTACTTTATATTTTATCCAATCACTAGGTAACATCCTAGATAAAATTTCTTTTTCTGACTCTTTTTCATCTAAACCTTGTTTTTTTAAATATTCTTTTCTATCCTCTATTTTTTTAATTTCTCCTTCCTCATCAGGATTAAATACAGTATAGGTTTCTTTACCTTTTGTTATTTCAACCTCTTTTAATTTAGTTTTGTATTCTTTATCGAAAGATTCTCTTGATTTAGCAACTCTATCTATTTGATGAAAAGGAATAACTAAAGTAGTCTCACTTCCATTTTTTTTATTTATTGCAACACTTACAGCGTTAGCATGTTTAGCTACTACTTTATAGAATTTTACATAATAATTAAATTTATGTTCATCGTTTCTATAATCTTCACTTTTTTCCCATCGTACTCTAACCACATCACCCCCTTGTACCCAATTATCAACAGTTGTAGCATGTTTAACTCTATCTTTAATAGTATTAGCTAACGATACCGTAATATGGGTATTAGGAGAATATGTTTGTATTGAAAAATCTTTTTTTAAATTTTGCGTATCTAACTCTATTTCTTTAGCATATTCTGCTCCACTTGCAGGTAGTTGAATTTCTGTTATAGGATTTCCTGAATATTTGGCAAATCCTATAACATCGTCATAATTAATAGGTAGCGCAGTTGCTTTACCTTTATTTTTTCCTTTTTGATTGGTGAATCCAGTAGCTACTAAAAACTTACGTTCTCTAGGGAATACATACATGATTGGAAAATACTGCATATATACTTGAATTTTTCCATCTTCTTTTTTTTCTCTTCTCACTAATACCAAATCGTGTTCAGATAAAGTATCAAGCTTTAAATCATCCCATTCTGATTTAACAAGGCTTTCTCTATTATTGTCGTTAAGAATATTACTTAGTGTTTTACCTTCGACCCTTTGATACTTTTGAAAAAGCTGTTGATAAGCAATATCTGAAAAACCTTTTTCTTTGTCATAATTTTTCTCAACTAAAAAAGAGTGCTCACCTTTTTGAATTATCTCATAACCTTTAAACTTATTATTTGTCTGATATAAATCCCAAGTTTTTTTAACTCTATTGAAATAGTTTTCATCTTCTTTAAAACTTGTTTGTTCTAAAGTTTCAATATCTAAATTAGCTGCTGAAAATGGTAAATTATCATTATATTCCTCTGAAGTTCTATTCTCGTTAACAAATGTATTCATAGTGTGATGTATTGTTTCTACAGACTCTATTAAATCCACATCATTACTTAAATACAAACTTTCTATAAACGATTTTACTTTGGGTTCTGAATCTATAATCGCTAATAATTCTGAAGGGCTACCATCAACACGATTTAGTAAATCTTTTACTAATTTTTTATTACTTACGTTTAAGGTTTCTAATTTACTCAATATTGTTTTAGCCGATTTAGAAACGGCTTCGTTTTCATCTATAAGATTATCAAAACGCAAATGAGCTAATTCGTGATCAACTATTTTATCAAATTCTTCTTTATTATTAGAATCTTCATTCGCTAAGATAATATTTGTATCACCTAAACGGTTTCTTAAAAGTTGACCTTTTTTAAAAGGGATTTCAACATTTTCAAATACTTTAACTGGCTTATTTAAAAAATTAGCTCTATCAATATCTTTTTCTGTAAATTTAAATCCTTTTTCAAAAGTAAAATGAGAAGGGTCATAACCAGAAGTGTTAAAAAGGTAATAACCTTTTGGAGGATAAGATAAGGAAAATTCATCAGTTACACCTTGTTTAATCTGTTTTGTAATTTCACTTGCTAAGTCTGGATGAGTTTTTTCAAATTCTTTGTAATTAGATTTATCTATCCTTATTTCACCACTTTTATTTTTAATACATATCGCCATAATTTTAACAGATTAATTCAGTTTTAGGAGTTTCAAATAGTTTTTCTATTTGAAGAATAAAATCATTTTTTTCTATTTTGGTTTTCGCTTTTTTAGTAACTATTCCTGCCACAGGTTCTACTGATTTTAACATTTTCAAAGATAAATAATCATCATATTTTTCATATTTTTCTTCTGTATCATAACCTTCGTAATCGTACAAAAAATCATTACTTTTTTCGTTTTCCTTTACAAATGTTTCAACACCGTATACTTCTGTAAATTGTAAATGAAAATCATCTGTAAAATAATTTTTATCTTCGTCAAGATATGTTTGAATATTAAAAGTATCGTTTAAGTTTTTACCCAGCTCGTTGAAATCTTCAAAAATCTTCCAATCGTTTAAAACCATTACTCTTGCAAAAGAATCTGTTCTCATAGAACCCCTAGTTACTAATTGGTCATACACAAATAAAATATCTTTAAAATCAAACTTTTGACCACCTATTTCAATCTTTGTATTAGCATCTTTTTTAAAGGCTGCTCTCATTAAACTTATATTAATTTCTAATTCAATAGGGTCGTTTGAATCTATAACTATACTAGGTTTTAAATTTATTTCGGAACTAGTTTCAGGATATAAGGCTTTAGTGTTATCTTCCGCAATGTATCCACCAAAATACGCTAGTTGATTTTTATTTTCTAAAATAGCATCTTGTAAAATCTTTTTTAATTCTGTAGCACCTTCCGAACTGTATAATTTAGCTCTGGTCAGCTTTTTCATTTTTTTAATCGTTGGAGAGTTTGATTTTAAAAAAGAAATTAATTGAACATCACTCAAGAATCTTAAATATGATTTAATATCTTCTTCCGTGTTTTTGGCTTTAATTCTTTCTGCTATTTGTAAAGCTAAATCATTAGCTGAAGAAAGTGTTCTTTGTACTCTAACTAAAGTATTTAAACCTTTAACTAATGCTTTATAATTAGGATTACTCGCAATCAAATTAATATGTAAATGAGGACTTAGATTTTCAGGTGTTACTTCTAAAATTTGCTCTAACACGGCAGTTAATGAAATGTAATCTTCATCTTTGGTTATTTTTTGATGTGATTTTTTAATTTGAGATAGATAAGATAATTGAGCGTAAAAACTATTAGGTGTACCTTGATTTAAAGAAGCTATCTTAGCTACTAATCTGTTTTGTTCATTAATGTTATTTAGCGTTAATAATGTTTCTTTTAAATTATTCGCTAAAACATCTTCTTCTTCTACATCTATACTTTCTATAAAATCTGACATTTCTATAGTACCTTGACCTAAATCAGTATCTGTTTCAGATACAATATATTCAAACATTGGATGAGTCATTACCCCAATAGCCACATCGATTGGAACACCTCTGAATAACATAGAACCAAAAAATCCTGCGGTTCTTACATCGGCATTTATTTTTTCAAGAATTAATTCCTTAGCGTTATCTGTAGCAGCGGATAAGAATTGAGATTCCAGAAAAGTAACGGTCGCTTCAAAAGAAGCAAAATCACTCAATACACTACGTACTTTTTTCATCGCTTCAATTCTTTTTTTAGAACCTTTTTTAGTAGATAATGCATTACCTAAAACTGATAATACGTATGCTTTATTGAACATTTCACCATTTATTGGTATTGTAGGTGGGTCATACTTAGAACTTTGAATTACTTCAATAAAGTATTTTAAATTATCATCTGAAGTATTTAAACTTAGATTTTTATAATTTAAATTAGGTATTGCTTGATATTCAACCATTTTACCGTTTTCATCAGTTACCCTTAAAGGAGTAAGGGTATTTCTGAATAAAAAATTAGAATTTCGCATTAACTCATTATAGGCGTTTTGAAAAATACCTGTAGTTTTAATTAAGGTAGCGGCAATACCAATCGTTAATTTACCTTTGTTGTTATCGTTTTTAGCAATGTCTTGAGCAGCTGCACTATATCGGTTCTTAGGATTTCTTAATCTACCTTTAGATGCGTTAGTAGCCTCCATATCTAAGTCGTCCATAGTCATTGCTGTTTGAGCTTGAAATGCGTTTTCAGGTAATACTACTGCATCGAATAAGAAACGTGTGATAAAATTTCGAGCACCTTTTCTAGTAGGTTTCCATTTTTGTTTTTCTTTTAAAGCTTCTACTACTTTTTTATCATCAATATTAAAAGTTTTATATTTACCTAGTTTAATTTGTGCTTGAATACCTAAATTATTACTTGTTTTTATCGCTTCAATTAATTCTTTTTCGTCATATTTAGGCATTATATCTGCAACAATAGAAGATACTTTATCTGCATTTTCTTCTAATTTATAATCAGTTTTAAATACAAACGGTAAACGCATAACATCAGGATTGTCTAAATTGTCGTACATATCTGGATGCCAAGAAATCACCTTTCCGTTTTCCGCTTCCATCATAGGAATACCACCTTTATCAATATCTTGGTCAGCACCTTGAAAATACTCTAACTCCATAGGTGCTTCAATGTTGTTATCACTACCTTTTGTTATAAAAGCTACTTTACCTCCCAAAATAGATTGTAAATCTTGACCCGGTGTACGAGAAACAGTCATTTCAATAATTCTTTGAAAACTATTATATAATGCTTTTGCTTTTTTTTCTATATCTACTTCATCTTGAGAAATATTCTCTTCGTTAAATAGTAAACCTTTTTCTTTTCTAACTAATCTTTTAAAATGGTCAAGGTCAATATCATCAGGTTGCATCCAAGGTTTAATTCCAAATTGTTGAATGTCCTCATCTTTTAATTTTAAACCTATTTCAAAAGGTGTTACTTTAAGACTGTCTTTTTCAATAGGATATTGTTCTCTAACAGTTAAATCGTTGTTATAATCAATAAAGACACCCTCTTGAGCAAATTGTTTAACGGTATAATTAGCAAGTCCTAATATTCCTTCGTGTTTAGCTTTAGCTTCTCTAAATGCTTCAATATCATTCGCTCTTCTAGCGTTGTTTTTATCTGTAAACGCATCTTTTAAAAGTTTAAAAATATTAGTATCGAAGAAGTCTTTTTCTAAAGTCTGACCCTCTTGTACAATTTTAAATTTCATATTACCTCCTTTTAATCTTCGAGGTTTAGAAATTTTAGTTTTTAAAAACTTTCCAAAATCAATATCAGTATCCTGATTATCTTTCCAAGCTCTTTTTGCTGAATTTAAAGCTTGAAAATAACCAGCATATCGTTTAACTCTTCCGTCAGGTAAAGTAACTTCATAAATCGCTGTAGTTTGAGGACTGATTACATACTGTCCACCTTTATATTTTTCTCTTACTGAGTGTTTTGTAAAATAAGAGTTAAGTTGAGTTACTAAAAGTTCTCGTAACTGATTGTTATTAAAATTAGGATCCTCATTTTTTAATAGTTCAGATGCTTGACTTATATCTGATTCAGATATTTTAGAAATTAACATTTTTCTAACTATTGTAACTAATTCATCTCTATCATCACCTAGCTTTTCAATAGGTAATTTTAACTGTTGAATTGGTTGAATGTGTTGACCTTTTAACTTTTTAAAAGTTGTTGATTTATAGTTAAAAAGATTTGTGAAGGTATCGAAAGAATCTTTTTCAAACTGAATATTTGCGGGAATAATAGTACTTAATAAAAATTTAGATGCCCTTTTTTTTTCATTAGGTTTAATGTTTAAAACGACTCTTTGAAAATCATCTGATAAAGACCTTGATTGTGCATTGTTAAAGAACTCTTTTAACTCTGCTAAAGTATTAACTACTTTTGCGTTTATATCTTCTGTTGAATAAGTTTTAACACCGTTCTGAACTTTCGCTCCTAATTCATTTAAACCTTCTTCAATTAAGAAAGCCATCGCATCATTCATCTGATAAATACGTAAACCCATTCTTCCACCAAAGCCTGTAGCGGTTAAAGCTTGAGTACTCCCTGTTACTTTAACTTCTTTCTTTTTTTCAGTTCCTGCGTAAAGTTGAGAACCATAAGTTTTAGAATCTTGTTTAGCAAAAATTAATTTAGTGTCGGTATCTACCCAAGCATTGTTACTCATCATATTTCGCTGTCCCATTTTAACCGTTGATTTAGGTAAAGCTTGAGCAACGTATTTATTTTTGAGTAGTTGCTTACCTTCACTATTTGTTGAAAGTAATTCTATTCTAGCTAAATATTCCCATGAAATATCAGTAGAATCAAATTTCTCTCTAGCTTTGTCTTTATAATCTTGAGCTGCTTGATTGGCTATATTTTTTAATTTTTGAATTAATTCTTCTTTGGTTGTTTCACTATTATCTTTTATAGCTTCTTTAATCTCTTTTCCAATATTTTCAATATCTCTAACGTAATCATTATCTGTTATGAACTTAGAACTTATTTTATTTTTATTAACCCCTTTATGTATTTCATGAATAACATTTAAAGCGTTTCTTATATGGTCTAAACTATAATCCGTAAGACTTAAAAGTGAAGATATAATATTACCTTGGTTATCTATAAGCTCAACATCACTTTCGAGTAATGCTAAATATTTTCTTACTTTATCTGTAGTTTGTTTTGCTAATAATCTAGGAGTGAGTATTTTATTTAATTGTGTTATAGTAAAAGCTTTTGCTTGTTTTTCAGAAGTTTCTTTTAAAGAAGCTCTGATAGTTTTTTTTAAATCAAGTTTAACGTTAGTATCACTTTTTACGTATTCTGTACCTATTGTAAACATTCCACCTAAAGCTTCGTATAAATCATACATTGTTTTTATACCTTGCTTTATAAAAGGTTTATTGTTTTTATCTGTAGCTTCTCCATTAGGTCCAAAAACTCTATATGGTGTATTCATTAAGTCGGTTAAAGAAGCACCCGCTAAAAAATCTAAACTAATTTGAAAGGTATCACCTGTTGCAGGATGGCGTACTGTAATAGTATGTTCTTTAAAACTATCGATGATTCTGAAAGAATTATCAATATCTAACTTTTGAATTTTACTTAATGTAGAGATTGGTTGACTCATCATATTTTTAATGAGTCTATCTAATCTAGGTTGTGTATATTCTAAAGATATTGGACCTACAAACTCTTCAATTTGTTGAAGTTTTGTTACGTCTTCATTAATAAGTCTTGAAAGTTCTTTTTTTAATTCTTTATCATTATTAGCCGTTAGTAAAATCTCACCTCCGGTAAGCGAACTTTGTAAACATCTTGCCATAATTTTAACAGTCTTGTATATACCCTTCTTGAACTAGGTCGTTGAAGTTCTTTTCAGGTGAAAATGAGTTTAAAATCCTTTCATTAGTCATAGCAAATATAGCAAACTTTTCAAGACTTGTACTACCTTGTGATGAATCAAATTGAGTTGCTAAAGGTTTTTGATTAGCGTAACCAATAGCCGTACCATATATCTTTCCACCTACGGCTATTTGATTTTTAAATGTTTGTGAGGGTATTTCAAAAGCAGCTCCATCGTGTTGGTCTTTATCTTCAAACGCTCCGTTAATACCTACGATTCTAGTACTTATATCTTTAATGGTTACCTGATACATCACGTTATCGTTACCGTATTTAGAACCAAAATAAGGAGTGTAATTAGATAATAACGAAACATTTCTTTTTACATTATCAATCATCTGTGTTTCTTCATTATCGCTTTTATACTGACTTTTAATTCCTTGTGTTAAAGGTAAAGTAAGTAGATAATTATTAAGGTAATCTTTACCGTATTGCAAGACTTCAGAATTAAAACTTAAAACAGGAGAATTATTTTTTAATAAAGTCAATAAAACTTTCTTTTTTAAATTCTTTTTTTGATAATCGGGCACTTTAGAAAGTCCTCTTTTTTTAAAATTACTTAACTCAACGGTTAATAGTGTTTGGATATCACTAACTAAAGAGTTTGAAAGTGCTTTTTTATCTTGAGAAACAAAAGACTCAAATAAAACATCGTTTAAAGCGTTTTCAAAAGCAGTGTTTAAAGTATATAACTGATTTCCACCAATTGAATCATCTAAAAGATAACCGTCATAGTTTAGTATTAAATCCGTTTTAAAATTTAACTCTGCTTCTTTTGCAATATTTTCGTAGTTAAATCCATCTTTAATTTCTTTATATAATGATTTTTTAAAAAATAAACCGTTTTTACCTTCATTAATATGAATCCCATCCACTAGCTCAATTTGTTCTCCAAAAGGATTTATACTGTTAAACGCATATACCGCTTCATTAATATCTTTTCTTGTTTTACCGACTAAGGTTTTTTCAATATTTTGTAATATTTTTATTGGGTCGGTTTCATTTTTGTTTAAAGTACTTATAATACCAATTTTTTCAAATCGTGTTTTAAACTCATTTACAAAATTAGTGTAATAACTTTGTAAAAATTGTTGTACTTTAATATCTGTGGTTAAGTCAGCATTAATATTGATATTATAGTTTCTTGATTTATCCGCTGGTGTAGCGTAAGGAGTAGAAATAATACCTTTATTTTTATAAAACTTCCAGATTTTTAAATTAGAAAGTAATGTATCATTTAAATTAAGATTTACATAATCGTTTGCTTTAAAACCCTGTCGCATACCTTCTTTTAATACAAATTCAAAAAGATTATTATTGGCAATATATTCACCATCACTATTCATCGAAAAGAAAGGATGTTCAATAAATAAACTATTTGGTTGCATATTATACGCAAGACTATTTAGTCTAGCCATTATCGAATGTTGTTGATTTATTAAGTCGAAATCAGATTTTTGCGTACCTAAAATAGAAGTAGAAGTTGATTTTTGACGAGTTGCGCCAACATCTAACCCTTCTTTCATCAACTGTGTCATAAAATTCTTCAATTGCATATTGGCATTTGAAATAATTACTTTTTTGTTTTCTTCATTCGTCTCTTTAGAAACTGATTTTAGCAACTCAATCCCTTTTATAAGTTGTTTTTTTAAAGTTTTATTTTTAATCAATCGTGCGTATATTTTCCTAAACTGTTTTGATTGACTTGGAGTTAGCACATTATTATTATTTAAACGATAAGATAAACCATCAACAAAAGAGTCTTCGTTTATTATTTCTTTAGCTTCTTGACTTATTAGGATAATTTCTTCTGTGATAGCACCATTAGAACTTTGAGATTTGTATGCGTTATCTTCATCTACAAATATTTTTGTTAAAGGATAAATAAAAGTTTTAAAAGCCGAAGTTCTTTGTAAATTTAAAGGTAAACTTTCTTCTACATCTTCTTTTATAGATACTGATTTAATGGGAAACATTTTGACATAGTTTGTAGCCATCATATTTCTTAATCTTTCTTTGGTTAATTCATTACCGTTTATCTTCTGTAAAGATTCAAAAAAAGAACTGTTGTTTAATCTCCAGTTTTCTATCTCAATCTCTTCATTTTTAGTACGTTGTTGTAACTCTGACTTTTGTTCGCTAGTTCGATAAATACCATGAAATAAAGCAGTTAATGTTTCTTTATCAATATTATTTTCATCTCTTGCAAGTTGCCAATAATTATCATCTGAATAGAGTAAGTTATACATCACCTCAGATACTTCTTCACCCAAATCTTTATCAAATCGCATGTGACGAGTTATGAAACTAGCACTGCCTATTACGGAAGCATCATAATGAAAGTCGTAATTTTCGGTTCTTGCCGTATTGGTAATTATGTTTTTAAATAAATCAGATACGTTTTCCAAAGAATTAATGGTTTCAGAATCTTGAGTTACTTCAGTTCTTGTATTTATTTTTTTAATGATTAAAGGTTTACCGTTTTCATCAATATTCACCATAGATTTGGCTAACAGATTAATACTTGTGTTATCATGTTTAGATAAGATATATCTAAATAACTGAACAAGCTTGTTAGATTCATTTTTTAATTCGTTTATCTTATTATATTGTTTTAATACTGATGCTGGTTTAGCTTTACCGGAATCTAATTCTCCAGCACTAATCATTTCAAACTCTTTAAGTAACTCTGGTGAATATTTTGAAACTTTATTTCTATTATCTTCTAAGAATTCCTCTACTCTTTTTACTGCTAACTCACTGTCATCTTCTGTTACTAATGTTCCAGTAGTATCGTCAAATACAATTGCTTTAAACAGTTGTTTCTCAATCCATTTTTTATAAGCGGGTATCGTCTGAAGTCCTTTAAACAAACCAATTAAATCATCCATTGAAGTGACAGACGGAGTTGAAGTAACTTTAAACGTCTTCATATCCTTTTCTGAAAAAATTGATTCGCCGTCTCCTTTGATTATTGTTTCATCGATTGCTAAAGAAGAAATCTCTTCAACTTCATCTTCTATTCTTACTACGTCAGGAATATTATCTACCTCTATATCTTCATCCGTATCCTCATTAGTATCTTCGTCAGTATTTTCGTCTAACGGACTTTCAGATTTAGCTAGAGTAAATTCAGCAAATCGCTCATTTACTTCTTTTTCAAATTCTTCTTTTTTTAATCTGCTAAAGTCAGTTACTTTAGAATCTATCCCTGATGTTAACTTGTTTTTTCCTAAATTAAACAAGTAATCTAAATCTCCTTCTTCTACTAATACTCCTTTATTGACATACTTATTTATAGTTTTGTCAACTCGATTTATATAGAGAGGTAAGTCTTTAAAAGCCTCTTTAAAAGTAATGTTATCATTAAAGTAAACATTAAAAAAATTATCTAACTTTCGAGATATTTCACGATTATGGCTAGTTATACATTTCATAATTAAAATGGAGGTTCTTCGCTGTTATTACAATTATTTTCTTTATTTTCTTCTACACTATCAATAATATCTTCTATAATATCTGCTAGATTTTCTTTTTGTTCTGAATTCAAAATAGGTAGCTTTTTCAGTATGTCTAACTCTTTATTTTCTTTAAACGCATTTAACAATGTATTTATCTCTTCATTTGTTCTTAAACCTTCTATATCTAACTCTTTAATATCTTTACCAAATTGATTTAAATCGTTAATATTGTCATCGGGCGAATCTAAATCATCCTCTTCGGTATTGTCTGTTTTAGGCATAGTTTCTTTTATTTTAATATTCTCTAAATCTACAGCTACTTTTGGAACAAAGAAATATCTATCATAAATAATATCAGAAGTATCAGTAATAAAAGCAACTTCACTTGAACCCGAGCTACTTTTGTTTAATCCTCCTTTAGCGATTATTTTTCTTGGAAACGGTTTACCTTCAGGAGACGAAGAAATAATATCATCTATCTTTTTTAACATACTGTTTAGTTTCTTCATATCATCTGTTACTGCACTAGTGCCAATTACTTTAAAGTAACCATCAATAAGATTCTGAAACTCTTCATCACTGAATTTTTTAGATTCTGAATCACTTGTTATTTTAAATGTTTGCACTACTAAAGCAGGAATAGAGAATTTATTTTGATATTTACGTTTTTCTAATTCGTTAAATAACTTAGATAAATCTTTATGTTCGTTTCGTAAAGATTCTCTAATCTTACCCTCCGCATTAAAGAAAACATCATGTAAAATGTCAGTTATTTTTTCAACTTGTGTTTTTGTGAATAAGCTATTTAAATCTCCAGAGATGTCACCATAATCAGTAGAAGCTCTGTTCTTCATTTTAATAACTAGCTTTTTAAATACATCTGAAAAGCTTTCTATTTTACCGGATTGTCTTAAAGGAATAATTTGTAGTGTTCTATCTTCTGGTTTTTGTTTCTTCCATTTTTCAATTTGGTTTTCTAATTGCTCAACTGTTAAATTACTGATGCTACCATCTATTGAAGAAATCGCTACATAAGGTGTACCTACTTCTAAATCACCTATATCCGAAACTACCGTAAATGGACGAGTGTGATAAACAATAGCTTCATTTTTTTGATTTAGATGTAATCTTTTAAAACCATCTTCAGTTAAAACCCAATAAGGTTTTTCGGAAGTGCCTGTATTTTTTAATGCCACACCTTCTATTTCACCGTTTTTTTGTTCTTTAAACACTGACTTTGAAAAACTTTTTAAATCAGAATTCTTAATGTTTAAATCACTAATATCTAAAGTAACGTTTTTATCTTTTTCTAGTTTTTGTAATATATCTTCTACAAAATCTAAAGTTTCTTGAAGTTGCTTAACGCTAGCTTCAAACACTTCAATAAATTCTTTAACTTCTTCAGTTTCTTTATTTGTTTTAGGCGTATGTTTTTTAAACTCAGCAATAGATTTCTCTAACTTTTCAATATTTTCTCTAATTGAATAAGGAGAAGTTAAGATACCAATCATAGTATCATTTATATAAACAGCAAGTTCTTGGTTACCATCGTAATTAATATTTTTACCTCTACCTTGATGATTATTGTTTGTAAATTTTACAATAGCTTCGTCATTATCATTGATTAACTTTCTTCTTTGAATTACTTTTTTAGCACTTATTTCTTCATCTTCAGAGTAAAATAAATTAAGATTGATATTTCTTTTACCTTTTTGATTTTTATAAAATATAAAGTTTCTTTTTTGCTCGTTAGAAGCGAAAGAATCCCCTTTGATGGGAAGTTCCTCTTTTTTATCTTTTTTTAATTTTTTAGGTTTTTTTAAATTTTTAGCAGCTTCCTCAGTAGAAAGAGATGCATTTAATCGAATTGCTTGTGAGTATAGTTCTTCAACGTTATTTCTTCCCTCTTCAGTGTCTAAACTAAATTTAGAAATAGATTTTACTTTATCTGAATTGGTAATAACTTCAGTCTCATTGACAATATATCCTGGTCGAGTGTTTGATTTTAATTTAAGAAGTCCGTTTTTACTGTCGTAAGTATTTTTAAATAATTCTGAAGTATGAAAAGGAAGTTTTTCATTAATATGAACATAAGCTTTTTTAGCTCTTGATAACATAGTAAATATATGCTTACCTGAGCCTTCATCTTTTTCAATTACCGTAGAGCTTAAATGAAAAACATAATCTGCTTGAGAACCTTGAACTGAATTTTTCGTACCGTCGTCTATTAATATTCTAAACACATCGTTAAATTCAGAAGAATTATTTAATAAAGGAGATAATCTTTCCATAGCATCATCTTCTTTGTCTTTACCTACAATTACAATTATTTTTTTATTTTCTTTTTTAACTTTTTCAACAATAGGTTTTAAATTTAATTTTTCATTCGCTTCTTCAACCGTTTTAAAAAAACCTGCTCCAATTAACTCTTCTTCTTTTTGAAACAAACCTCTAAATATTTGAGGTGAGTGAGGTTTGAGTAATTCATAATCTTTTGGTCTTTTTAATTGTATACCTTCAGCAACAACTTCTGTATGATACCTAAACGCTGTGAAAGCATCGTTAAAATAATTAAAAGAGTCATTTAAGAAATTATAACTCCCTCTTAATGTAATCTTACCTCTAGGTGTTTTAATCGCTCTTACAGAACCCATTGAAAAATCACTTTCTATTAAATCACCATTTTCATCTTTAACTCTATAACCCTGTTGTGTAGAATCGCCCATTAAAGTTAATGTTAAAGGTACACTTGTTTTTCTTTGTTCGTTATGCTTTGCAATTAACTGACTAATTACGTTGATTTCAAACTCTGACATATTAGTAGCTTCATCAAAGAACAATACATCAAGCTTAGATAAATCTTCATGATTAATAGTATTCTCTAACGCCTGTACTGCTTTTTGTACCGCTACCGTATTTAATCTTATATGATTATTAGTATCCGTTAAAAACAATTTAGGAATTTGAACTCCGTTAAACATAAAGTAAAGTTCTTTCTCACGGGTCATATTATTTTCAACAGCGGCTCTTAACATCATTAGGTCACTGCTTATCAAATTAAAATAATCTACAATTGTACCTTTCTTTTCAATTACATCTTTTACGTTTTCATCTGTTTCTAAATCATTAACAATACTATTTAATTGAACATCACCTGAAGCGAAAAGACCTATTCTTTTTCCTTCATAAGCAGACATTCTAGCTTTATTTTTAATATTTACACTTGTCTTACCTGCTCCAGCATTATCATCTACAATTACTGTATAAGGTAACAAGAAAGAACCAAACTCAGCATCTCTTTTTAAAGTTAGCTCATTGTAATCTTCACTTACTTTTTCCTCTAAAGGTATAAAGTTAGTTTCGGTAATACCTTGATTTTCAGCAGCAGAAAGAACTCTCAATGCAAAATATTGTGTATAGATAGGTGCGAATTTATTTTTTCTTTTTCGAACATCTTTTTCTGCTTCTTCTTCTGTTCCAATAGATAAAGATAATTTTGTTCTAAAAGTATCCGCAGATTCGTTACTGATAGCTCTTAAATAAGTTATGAAGTTATTAGGTGTGAAAACATTTGCTTCTAATACATCTGTAACATTGTAAGATTGTTGAAATATCGGCTCTAATTCTTTTTTACTTTCATCACTTAAAGCATTATAATATTCAAACCATGCGTTTTCAATAGCGCTAAAAGCTTGATATAAAGGAACAACATCAGATACAAATTTTTCATCATTTGCTTTTACTAAATAATCACCTATTGTACCTTCACTGTTTTTGTTGATGGCTTTCATTACTGTTTCAACATGTGAAGTCATGTCGGGTTTACTTAAAACCTCATCAAAACCAGTAAACGCTTCTATTGAGGCATCTTCCCCATATTTTGCCGTTTTTAAATTAATCAACATACTTACCGCAGTAAGATTAGTTAAAAGGTCTCCTTTTTTAATAGTACCTGTTAAATCTTTGCTGTTATTTTCTAATAAATCTTTAAAAAATTCTAATTTTTTAACTCTATTTTTAAGCCTATTAAAAATAACATTACGAGTATAAGTGTTAATATAAGGTTTACCTTTTAAACCTAACTTTTTAGCTGTAGCGTTTAATATTTGATTGTTTTCATGTAAACCTTCTGTCACTGCTGCTAATTGTTGTAATTCGGATAATAATTCTTCAATTGGATTCTTAGCAACATCCTCATCATTAAATATAAAACCTTCTACACCTTCTCTTTCTAAGTGATTTGTTAGTCGATTAATTAAGTCATCAATGGTTTCTCCTTTTTTACTTTTCTTCTGATTAATGAATTCTTCTATTATATCTGATTTAGATTCGGCAGCTAACAATTCTTTTAACAAATCTCTACCTTCAAATTTTGAATAAGGTTTGTATAAAGCCATTGTTTCATCAAACCTTTCCGCTTTCTCTTTTGTAGTTTCTTCTATTTTAAAAGTAATTGATTGAAGGGGTAAGCGTAATTCGTTTTGAATATCTTTACTCGCGTTTTTATATTTTTTAATAAAATCAGCAAAAGTATCTTTTTTGTCAAGACTTAATTTTTCACCTAATAATTCGTCTAAGTTATTACCCTCCTTATCTTTTATATCACTTATTTTTTTATCTTTAATTTTATTGTAATCATAGTTAGGTATAGCTTCAATACCAGCAACTAAGTCACTTAATTTACTTGATTTTAAATTTATAACACCATTATATAAATTTTTTAAATCTTCAATTTTATAAATATTTAGAAGTGCTTCAGGTATATCGTCTTCTTCTACATTTTCTAATACTTGAATATTCTTACCCCCTAATTTTTTATATACACTATCTAAAGCGGTATCTTTAACATCATCAGTTATCTTATTGTTTTTAATCGCTTCAAAGATAGCCTCTTTTTCTTCCTGTGATAACTTTCTATTAAAACCTTTAATGTTATCCTCTACTCTTAAATAACCATTGGTAAAAGCAGCAACAATAGCATCCTGATTAGCGTTGGTATTTAATTTTGAAAGGGTATCTGCAAGTGTTTCAACTTCTTCTTTTTTTGATAAACGAGCTTGTTTGTTATACTCTTTCATAGATACACTAGTATGTTCAGCATAATCTCCATACGTTGTATCACCTTGTATGTATTTGATATATTCTTGATTGATTTGAGCTTTCTGTTTCTCAGATAACGCTGTGTAAGGTGTACCGTTAAATATCTTCTTCGCTAAATCATTTTTATTAAAGATTCCAATACCTTCTTCATTTTTAAAATGAGAGAGTAAATCGGTTCTTTGTGAAAGAAGAACCTTTTCAAAAACCTTCATTTTTCTTTCAGAGTTGTTAAAAGTTTCTAACTCTGCTTCTAAATTGTTAATTTCAAGGTTTACTTTTTCTAAATTTTCTTTTACTTGAGTTGTTTGTTCAACACTTAATAAATTATCACGTTTAACATATTCTTCATTTAGTTGTTCGATTAGCTTGAGTTGTTCACCCTGCATTAAAGCTAATACTTTTTTACTAAATACTTTGTTATATACTTTTCTACCTCTATTCTTTTTAACAATTTCATTTCTTAGTTCTTCTTCAGTCATATTACTATACTCAAGACCTGTTTTAGTACTATAACTTCCTATTTTACTATTTTTAAACGCTTTATCTAAAGTAGTTAAATGACTAATCATTTGTTCTTGAGTAGCATCTTTTAATTGTAGGACTTTTTCTTTTTTTACACCATCTTTATCAGTTATTTCAGTTTTCATTACTTGACCTTTAGGGTCAAATAAAACACCTTTTTCTAATTCCGTATGACGAATAACTTCTCTTGTATAATCAAAAGGTTTTGTAGATTTTAAAAACCCATCATCATCTACAAACAATTTACGATAATTACTTACTTCACGGTCAATAACTTCTTGCTGGTTATCTAAAAATTGTATTTGTTGTTGATAGTCATTAGTTAATTGTAATTTTTCAGCTTCTAATTTTACTTTTTCTTCTTCATTTGTGGTGTTTTTAATTTCATTATCAAGTCTTTCTTTTTCAACATTGTATTTTTCATCTGTTGACGTTTTTCTATCGGCTAATTCTTTATTATGAAGTGTTTCAATTTTTAAAGTTTCTAAAGGGTCTGTTAAGATTCCTATTTCATTAAATTGTTCTAACTCATCTTGAGTCATCATTCTGTTGGAGTAGTTGTTATACAACGTTTCCATTTGGTCAACATAATTGAGAACAGAGTTTTTAACTACTTCTCCTACTGATACATCATTTTTTGAAATAGGTAGTGGTGTTCCATCTTTATCTTTGCGATAAGCAGAAAAATTAGTAGTTCCAAAATGACCATTTTCATAAACTTCTTCAATTTGTTCTTTTAATTCATCAAGTCTACCATTTTTAATGTATTGTAAAGCAATTTCTCCAATACCATTTTCTTTCATTAAATCAGCAGTTACTTTATCATTTAAACGATTATCCTGTTTTTTTAAAGTTTGACCTACTACACCACCAAGTCCACCGGCTAATGCAGTACTTAATAGTTCTGAACCAAAATTTTCAAAACTGAATTTCTTTTTTTTAGGATCTTCTTGCGTAATAAAACCTCTATCTAATAAACCATTATAAGCCAATTTTACAGCAGATTCACCAATTAAAAGTTCAGCTGTTTCTTCAGCAGATTCTGCTAGGTAAGCACCTGCGTATTGTTTTATATTATTTTCGATTAATACCCCTGTCTGTTCGTCAATGGTATCTTTAAATCCAAAAGTACCCGGTTTTACAACTTTACCGACAGCATCTTTAGAAAAGTTATAAGCTTTACCAATATTAGCGGTCAACCAATTATTACCTAACGAACCCATCACTTTCTTCAAAGTAGAATCTTTTGCTTCAAAAGCCATTTCTTCACCTACTCGATTAAGAAGCTTTTTTACAGGGGCAGAGTCCGCTCCATACTTCGTACTTAACTTTTCTATTTGTGGTTTAAAACGATTGTATACTGATGCTCCTACACGCCTTAATTCGTTATTTAAAATAACATTTGTTTCTTTTGGCTGTCTTATAAAATAATCACCTAAAGGTGTTGCCATCACTAGTCCAAAAGCAACAGTACTTCCTGCAAGAAGACCTGCTTTATGTTCAGGTGGTAATCCCATTTCTTCTGCTAAATCATAGATACCTTGTGATTGTGTAGCTACCATATACGCTTTTGCAGCACCAGAAGTTATTTTTTCACCGCTTTTTAAACCTTTGGTAAAAGCTCTACTAAAATTAGCGACCGCTCCTTGTTGACGTAATTGTCCAACAACATCTGTAACCAAGCCCGTATAACCGGCTAAAGAAGTCCAAGGATTTTCTTGTCCATATTCATCAGTTGTTGTCTTTGTCGCATTTGTTCCAGCTCTCCACTTATCAAAAAACTTATATAAATCACTATTAGCTCTTTCTTCATTTGAAAAAAATCCATCCATAGATGCTTTACCTATGGTGGCTAATGCTTCTGAGCCAGCTAAAACCGCTTGTGCACCAGCGTATAACATATTAAATGTTGGTATGAAATAAGGAGCTATTTGAGCACCGGCTTTTACAAGATTCCCAACTACTGATTTTTGTTTATCATCAGAATCAAAAAAGTCAACTTTATTTAACCAAGAACCTTCTTTAGTTAATACATTAAAGCTACTAAGTACATCTCTTTCTGTGATAGTTTCACCTAAGTTTCGGTTTCCTAATTTTTCATAATAATAACTACCTGTTAAAGGGTCTGTTTTTTTATCACCTTTGTTATGAGCTACCGTATTCCCGTTTCTATCAGTGTGTATACCGTCCTTATCCCATCTTGCCATTACTCTAGGGTCAAAAATAGCATCCCAAGGAGCAAGACCTTCTTCTGCGGTTTTTTTCATCCACTCACCCTTATCATAATCATATAGTCGATTTTTTTGCGCTATCTCTGATGCTGATTCTGTAGGTATACCATAATCATTAAGTGATTTAACAGACCTACCGGCTTTAAAAGGGTCATCGGTATATTTAAAAGAAATCGGGTCTTCTATTTCAGGTGCGCCAATTAATTTAGCAACTGGAGAACCTAAAGATTTACGCCCTATTACTGCGTTTTCAGTTAGATTATAAGCTTCAAAATCTTCATAAGCTTTTTTTATAATAGGGTATGCTTTATCTAGTTTTTCATTATCGAAACTACCATCTTCTTTTTTAAATGCACTTTGAATAACAGGATCTTTACTATTAATGTAATCTTCTTTATCTAACAATACAAAATCAACCCCTGCACTTTTTAATTTATCGGGTTCTTGTGATAAATTACCTTCTAATCCATTTAAAAGCCAATCACTTTTTGGTTTTTCTTTTTTTTCCATACTTATTGAGTTACTTCTCTTGAGACATTTGCTTTATCTAAACCTATTATATTTTCAACAGATGCTGCACCTTTGTTCATATTGTATTTTTCTTCGTCAATATACCTTATTTTAGCAGGATCAACAGGTACAAAAGCAGTAGTGGTAAATGGTTTGTGATTGTCAAAAATAACGTTAGAAACAAAATTACCATAATTAACTTTTTCAATTTTACCTGCTTTTTCTAACTGATTCTTATATGCTATAGCGGTATCACTATCAGTATCTAAATACTGTCTACCTTCTTTTTCTTTTCCTCCTTTGTGTAAACCTGTTACTTCAATAGCGTAGAAAGGAGAAGTACGAATACCTTGTTTTTCTGCAATAGTTACAATATCTTGATTAGTTAAAGGTTTACCTCTTTTTTCACCTTCTTCTTTAACTACTTTATCTAATTTAGTTATTAACGTAGCGTCGTACTTACCATCTTTGTTTATAGGAAGAACAATCTGATGAAGACTTCCTGATGATTTTAAAGTGTTAAACTCTTCTTTTGTTATAGGATTTCCGTTAAAATCAACAGCTTTTGTCCAATCTCCTGCTATTTTCAATTGATTATCTTTATCAGTTATAAATCTATCTACATATGCGTTTTCAACATTTTTACCGTAAGTTTGAATAGTTACGTCAGAGCCTTTAGGAGCTAAATTAAATCTTTCTGCTAATCCTGCTTCATAAGTAAATTGATGTAATCCTAAATCTACCGTTTTACCTGCACCACCTGAACCTGTTCCATATTCAGATACCGAAATATCTTCAGTATAAGATTCTCCTTTAGAACTTTTTAAAGCTCTACTCATATTACCTACAATTAAAGAAACCATTGCCGCATTTAATGTTTCCACATCTTTTATTGAAGAATCTGTTTTCATTACTTGTAATTTTAATTGAGATTTCATATTATCAGGTAATAATTTTAAAGTTGTTTGAATAGCATAATTTAATTGAGTTGCATTACTCCCACCACTTTTCATTTCGCCAACAATACCCCTATAGTCTTCTCCAAATCTTTTAATTTCCGCTAATCCTTTAGTCGCGTTTTTCCAGTCATTACTACCTAAATCACTTAGCTTAACATCTAGGTAATCACTTATTTTTTCAATACCGTAAGAAGTTTCAATATCTCCAATTAAAGCATTATCAAAAGCACCACTTTTGTTTTCAGCTCTAAATTTTAACGCTTCAGGTACTGTTATAGCTATGTACTTTTTAGGATTTTTAATTAAATCTTCGGGTTTAACTTTAGTCATTTTACCAGTATCTCTTTCCGTTACAAACACATAACCTATAGCATCCACTACATAAGCGTTCATTGCTTTATTGTCTTTTGCTAAACCTTCTGCGTTTTTGAATTGTTCTTTACTATGTGTTATCTTATTTTGTAATTCTCCATCATAAATTCGTTTAATTGTTTCTTGATATTTAGCAAATTTGGGAGAATTGCTTAAAATATCAACTTCTGTTAATTGCGATTTTAATGTTTCTGCTTGATTTAATAAGTTATAAGCGTAACCTACATCAGAAGGTAAACCTTCAAAACCTTTAAAGTTATCAGGTTTTGCGGAAGGTAAACTTGCAACACCTGAAGCATTTTCACTAGGAGTTAGTTTAGAAACTTGAAAAGGAACATAGGTGTTTGGAGCAGGAGCATCTCCAAAAACAGTCGTTGTTACAGTACCCCCACCCTGTAGTTTTTTAATCTTTCTATATTTATCTATATCAAACTGCATCATTTTATTAATTTAGATAATATTTTATTGATATTACGCATATATTCTAAATCTTTTTTCACATCAATTTTATACTTTGCATATTTGTATTTATTGATTTCTTTCATTTGACTATCGTATAACTTACCTAAACGTTTTCTTTCTGCAATTTCTTCTTTTAACTTTGTTTTATTCTTAGCTAATGCTTTTTGTTCAACTAAAGTCAAAGAACCTCCTCTTTTAACAGACCTTCCTTTATTATTAGGTGTTATTAATTTATTAAAAAAGTTTCCTAAACCTGCCATATCATATTGCTTTTTCATAAATTCAGTTTGTTTTGCAACATCTATTTCATTATCATCTATAATCTGACTATGGCGGTCAGAATATTGTTTTTGTAAAGTTAATAACTCTTCTTTTTCGGTATCTGTTAAAGTTCCAGATAACTCTTTATTTTGTAGGTTTTTATAGTTTGAGTCGTTTTGAATATCATATTGTAACTTTGTTAATTCGTTTTGTCTATTTTCATTTAAGGTCATTTCGTTTATTTCTTTTGCTTTTTGAGCTTCTGTCATAAGATTGGTTTGATGTTCAGCAGTCTTTTGACCTAGACTCGCTCTTAAAACTTGGTCTTGTATTGCTCTATCAGCTGTCAATTTTCTTTGTTCTTTTGCTAATTTATTTTTATAATTAGCTTCTTCAAGAGAATTATCAAATTCTGTTTTTTGAACATTATTTCTAAATCTATCTTTTTCGGCAGCACCTAACCAAGATTGTATTTTAGTTGCATTGTCCGCAGATAATGCTTGATTAGTTGCTTGAGTATTGGTTGTTGCAGATAGTGCTAGTGCTGCATTTAAAGTAGGGTCAGAACTCTTATTAAAAATATCTGTTGGTGTTTTAGCTCGTTGTTCTGCGGTTACTAAAGCAGGTTCGATATATTCAGGATTTCTTTTTAAATTTAAATTTATATCTGTTCCTTTTTTACTTTTAATTAAATCTGAAATTTTAGCAATTCTTTCTCTATCGATAGGGTTACCGTTATTCAGTATATTTCCTTCAATACCTTCTTGTTTTGAAATACCTTTACCTCTTTTTGTTTTTTGGTCAAAGCCTTGATCATCTTCATATTCGATAGAGTCTGTAGGAGAATTAATCGCTAAGGGTTTAAAATTATTAAGACTTTCATTTGCTTTAAATAACGCTCTATTTAAAGCATCTTGATTCATTCTTTCAATACTTATATCAGAATCTTTTGGTTTTTCAATATCGTTTAAAGAAGTAGGTAAAACGTTTTGTTTTAAACTACCGTTAGGGTTTCTTTCATCTCTATTCAATAAATCAGTATTAAAATCAACGTTAGTAGAAGCTTCTTCAAACTTTCCAGTAAGAGGATTAAATCTTTTCAAAAGCTGTGGTTTAAGGCTCAAATCAATTTTACCAATCCCATTTTGAGCCTTTATATACTTTCCCTTTTTCATGCTCCCTCCATGAGCGAGTCTTGTAAAAAGGTTTCCACCTTCTTTAAACATACCTAGAAAATTTGAAAAATCGCCTTTCGGTATGTCCTTTATGTTTTTAGAGGTCGGTTTTAATTTTTTACTTTTTAAATATGCTTCTTGTGCTTCTTTTAAACTATTAAAACCTTTTTTCTTTAAAGCGTCAAAAGTAGGTAGATTGTTTCCTGGTAGTTTTTTAACCGTTGAAGAATTTTTTGTTAAAACATCTGTTTTCAATATTTTAGCTTTATTCGTCAATCCTGTAACGAACTCTTTTATCTTTTCAACGTTACCTGATTTTACAACAGCTTCAAAACGTTTTTGTAATGCTGGACTTTTAGAAATGAGAACCTTTGCTTTATTAAATAACTCAGGTGCATCAATACCTAACTTCTTCATAACTTTACCTAATAATTTTTGTCCTGCCCAACCTCCAACAAGGTCACCTACTGCTGACATAGCATCCATACTTAATTCTCCATCTATATATTCATCTCCGTAAATCATTGAACGACCGGTCATATTAATACCGTTTATAATTCCTGATGTAACTCTTCCGGGTAAACCGAGCATTGATACAGTACCCGCAGCGTTTTTAATAGTTCCGCTCTCATCAGCAGCAACGTAACCTGCAAGCCCTCCAAGAATAGGAACCGTTATATTTCCAAGTTTTGAAAAAATAGCAGCTCTATCACCATACGACATATTTTTATAAGTGTCCATGAGAGTAGTTTTATCTTTTGCCTTAACGTTTTTAACTGTTCCTTTATCTGTTTTTAACATTTCAGCGTTTCCATCAGCTACAGAAGTAAAACCATCTCTAAAATCAAAAGCACCGTTAGGCTTTAATGGAACATAAGGTTTAGCTTTTAATGATAATTGATACTGCGCTCCATATTTTTTCCATGCAAGATTAGTTAAAGGTCCACATTTACCATCAACACCGTCTTTATTTTGCCCATAACTACCTAAAGATTTAGGATAATTTTTACTCATCCATTTTTGAAAAGATACAACATCTGTTAAATCTTTAGGACAAGGTTGTCCTTTACCAGTACCACCACTTTTAGGAGTTTGCTTTTTCTCTTCCGTTTTTGTTTCTGTTGTTGAATCACTTTCAGTCAATCCTGTAATACAATTTACTGGTGCACCACTTACATCATAACACTTACCTTCGTAAAGTTCTACATTTTTATTTACGCCTTTACAATTAACAGTATACAGTCTTCCTTCGTAAACGGTTTTTTTATCAGGACAATCTTCTTTTTTAGGCTCTTCAGTTTTTTTAATTTCACTTTTTTTCTTATCGTCAAAGTTTCGTATCTCATCCATTAAAGCACCTAAACCCTTAGATGTTTTATTATAACCTTTACCAATTCCACTTAATCTTAATTCACCTTGATTAGTGTTCATACCTGTTTGTGTTGTACCTCCTCCTCCAGTTTCAACTTTAAAATTACCCTGTTCGTTGATTACATAAGTATCGTTTCTTTTGACACTTTCTTTGAACGCTTTAGATTTGGTTAATTTGTTAAATGCTCTAGCATCATCTGGAGATAACGCTAATATTTCTCTAGCTGTTATTCTTACTTCTTTAGGTTGATTAGTAATAACATCTTGTTTAGCTACATCACCTCCTCCTGATAAACGAATAATTCTACCTCCTTGCTTTCGTATATCTTCATAATCTTTAGAACCTTCGTATTCAGGGTTATAAGGTTTCATTATAATACGAGTTACAGAACTTTTAACTTTATCCTCATAACAATCTTTCATAAACTTATGTATTTTTTCTAAATCGTCTTCATATCGCTGTTTAAGTATCGCAGAGATAGCTTTTTCACGAATAAAGTTAGGTAAATCGTCTATTTCTTCATCTTCAATACAATCTTCAATATATTTAGATTTGTCAAATTCTGTTTCAATAATAAGAGAATCTAAAGCTTGAATTGTCATTTGGTCGACTTTCCCTGTAAGTTCTACACTTAACTCTTCTTGTAAGTCAAGTATCTCAGGGATTTCACCTTTATTTAGAAGTGTTTCTTTAGCTTTCATATATAAATAATATTTTATTAATAGCGTGATTGAGACATAAATATAACAAAAAAAGCTATATCAACTGACATAGCTTTTAAAAACAGAAAATAAAAAGTGTTTATTTATTGCATATATAATAATTATAAAAATCTTTTGCTGTCCAAGTTTCCCAATTTTCATGTCCAAATAAATAAGCAATTGCTTCTGAACAATAAGTTCTCTTCCAAGCTTTTTTTGATTTTGCACCTATCCAAAGATGTTTACCAAAACGTTTAGCAATTTGATAAATAGGTTGATGTAATAATAACGCTAAAAAGTTATAAGGTGTTCCTATAATTGATTTTAGCTTACGATAAAAATCATCAGGAAGTTCTTTATTTTCAATTAATAGCACTTTAATATTTTCTTTTTTTACTCTTTTGATATAATCTTTAACTGAGTAAGTAGGTTTAAAACCATGAAATACTGATTCATAAATCCAAAGTTCTCCTTTAGATTCATTAAAAGCTACAACCGCAACATGATGATACTCACATTGTGTAAACCAACGAATGAGTTGTGGAACAATTTTATTGTATAAAGTATCTGTTGGTTTACTTACTAAAATAATTATACCTTCTTTCATATATTATTAAGTAATAACAATTGAAAAACCTCTTGTAGCTAATATATCATTTAATTGCTCTAATTCAGCATTTGTTAACGGTGTAGGTAACATATCTTTGACGGCTTGTAAAGCAGGTTTTAATCTTTTATCCCATTGATTTGCACCAAAGCAATTCATTAGTAGAGCGTACATTCCAGCACCTTGAGAAGTGGCAATTACAGATAAAGCTCTTTCAAAGAAAGTTTCAGGAAAACTGTCAATTAATTCAACAGACTCTAAATCATCTTCTAAACCTTTCCAATCTTGTTTAGCTTTTATTTCTTCTCTTGTTAATGCTCTTTCCCATGCTAAAACTTTTCCGTCGGGCTGTCTTTTAAAAATAAGCAGTTTGGGGTCTAAGTCGCTTTGCACGATAACTGTTTTAAAATTTAGCCTTTCTGCTTGTGCTTCCGCATCTTGCAAGGTTGGAAAGCCTCCCCAGTGTCCTTCCTTTCCAACTGTGTCTTTTACTATGTAGTGCATAATTAATTAGTATTTAATTTTATATTTATTTAAATAAAACCTTTATAAATTTTTGCAACCGTTCCCGTTTTAAAAGTTAGTCCTATTAAATTAATTTGTGTAATGTTAGCGCTTACTGCCCATCTGTCAGGTGCAACAGCTCGACGATGAATAAATCCCGTCTCATCTGAAACCTGTGCAATCGACTCAACACTAGCGAATAAACTGTTTTTAGGGTTTCTTATGTAGATGATTGAGAATCCCCCTCCGTTTAAATGTGAAGCATATCCCGCATTCCTAATTGAATCGCTGCCTATTCCTGTTTTTGTTCTATAATTGTTTGCTCCGCTATCATTATTAAATCTTAATCTAAACGGAGAGATATTAGGAAAACTACATCGTACATTTTGTAAAAAAATAATATATGCTTCACCTTCTTCTAGCGCATTCCCGTTTAAACCTGTAAAATTAATTTGTGTTGAATCCTGAGTTAACACTCCGTTATTGTTTGGAGAACTCGCATCTGGATAACCGACAAAAGCCCAGCCTCCACCACCTCCGCTTCCGTTGGCTGCGTTGGTTATCCTCCCTTGTGCATCTACTGTAATATCTGCATTTGTATAGCTCCCCGCTGTTACTGCGGTGTTGTTTAAAGCAATTACTGGATTGGTAGGAATAGTTTTATTTACTGCGATACCTGTTCCTTCAGTAACATCGTTTAAACTACTTGAAGGTGTTGTAAAAGAAACTCCACCAACACCGTCTGCGCTTAATACATCTCCTGAACTCGCTCCAGTTGAATCAATAGATAACGTTCTATTACTCGTTAAATCTCCTCCTCCTGCTAACGGGGCAGTTGTATTAATTTGTATAGAAGCATCGGCTAAACCTACAATACCCACTTGTGTTAAATACCGTATCTCTATATTATCTCCAGCAGTAATTAAACTAGCTATGGTTGCTGACCAAGTAACTCTACCGTTTAAAGGGTTGGTTAACGTAAACTCTTGTGATATAAACTGTTGTGCAAGACCTTCAACAACTACTTCTACTAATCCAGCAGCTTTATTTGATAAGTCAACATAACCATCTGTAATATTTCCTGCGGATAAAGTAAAATATTCCGTTACTAAATTAGAAGATTGAACATCTGCTAAAGCATTGTCTATACCTGCTAAATGAGAGGTTAATTCAGTAACTAGTGTTACTTCAGAAGGTGTGATATTTCTTGTATAATTAGAAGGTACGTAAGTAATATCAACAATATCACCATCTATAATATCAGAACCACCGGTAACGTGAGAGTCTGCGTGTAATTCAGGTGTTACAGAATTAGGTACTACACTAAGAGTATCACCTACAATCTGAATTGTTGTTCCATCAACATTTACATCAATTGCGTTTACATTTTGAACAAGTCCTGCGCCAAAAGTAGTAGCTGTAAATTTATCAGCAGAAATAGTTGCAGAAGCTATTTTAGCTCCTGTAATACCTAAGTCTTTAAGTTGTAGATTATCTGTTACAATTTCAATGGTTACATCGTCAACATTAACATCAATCGCATTTGTCGTTCCGTTTAAAGAAACACCTTTTCCTGCAATAGTAGCATCTAACGCCGAAGAAGGAATAGATTCAACTTGTAATTGTCCTGATACGTTTTCTGTAATAGTAACACCGTCTATTTTAACACCAACACCGTCAGTAGTTACTGAAATGGCAGTAGCAATATTGGCTGAACCTATATTATCCGAAACTACTGTTAAAGCTGTTCCTGAACCACCCGAAAGACCGTTTCCAGCTATTGTTGAAGCGACTCTGAGGTTATCTGAACCATCATCTTCTAAACCAAATCCTGCAATATCGGTAGGTTCTAATGTAAGTTCACCTAAATCAAATTTAAGTCCTCCTGCGGTTTTTAAACCTACCGTAACAGTATTGGCACTAATGTCAATACCGTTACCACCTACAAGATTAGAAGAAGAATTAAAAAATGTGAAAACTATAGGGTCAACATCTAATGTAGTTATTTGACCTGTTTGAACGTAAAACTTTCCCGCATTATCCGTTCCTTCTTGAATAGCGATGTGAGCATTTGTTATTTCAGCTTCAGTATTAGCATCTGCACTTCTTGACCATACTCCTGCGGAAGCTACATAAATTCCGTTTTGCGAAGCTGTAGTTTGATTTTTAACTAACACTCGGTCTCCATCTTCGAGTACGATTCCATCTATTGTTTGAAGCCCTGAAAGGGTAATATTATTTGTAGTAGCGACTCTAGCAGCTTCTTTTGCGGAAAGTCCTTCTAAAGCAGCTTGTAGTTGGTCAAAACGAACCGCATGAGTTGATTGCGTTGCAATAGTAGGAAGATTAATCATCTCAATAAATTGTAATTCATTGGATGTATCTAACTTAAACAAATCAGTTGTTCCACCTAATTGCAACTTGGCTCTAAACTCTTGGTCATTAAGCAATAATATCTTTTGCCCATCTACTTGGTCGTTACCAATGTACTTTTTAATGATTGTTGACATAGTTCGTTTTTAAGTTTGTTAAATATAATAGAGTCTAAGTTATTTACTCAGACTCTATCTATACGGTTTATGCTGTCAAATAAGTAACTTGAATCACATTACCTAATTCAAGTGCTTCAGTTCCTGATGATAGACCACCTGCAAAAGTTAATATGTTAGTAGCTATTGTATAATCAATTCCTTGTAATTGTGCACCACCTCCTTGTACCATTAATGTAGCAATTGCGTTTAAAGGTGTTCCTGAAAGAGTTACAAATCCGTTTACAATATCACCCGCTGTAAGAGTGAAAGTTTGTTGAATTTGACCACCTACAACATTATCTACTTTAGATTCTATTTTTTCAATTGCTTGTTGAACAGTATCACCTACGGTAACATTACCTGTTGCAATGCTTGAGTCATAAACGGTAGAAATTAAGAATGTCTCAGCATCTACGACGGTAGTATCAATTTCAGCTTCTTTAATCCCATCTACGGCTACCGTAATACCTGTTGCTGACTGAGTTAATGAAACACCATCAATTAATAAATCAAGTTGTCCACCAGTAGACTGTAAAGCTCGATTAGCGACTAAATCTATAGATACTGTACCAGAAGTTATATCAATACCATCACCTCCTGTTAAAGCGATTGTAGTAGTGTCTAAAATAAGTTCACCTGTAGCATTATAACCAATAGCCACTTGGTCAGGTAATGCTGTAGCAGAGTAATCGGCAAGACCTTTGATTCTTAACTGCCCCGTGCCATCACTAGCTGTTAATTCTAATCCTGAATTAGTCGCTAAATCTATATCAATGTCTGTACCTGAAGTAAGCGTGATACCATCTCCACCTGTTAAAGTAGTAGAAGAATTAAAAAATACAAATATAATAGCATCCGTTTCTAAAGTGGTAACATTACCCGTTTGAACAAGAATCTTACCTGCGTTTGCAGTACCTTCTTGTACGGCTACTAAAGCACCGTTAATTTCATCTGTAGGAGTAAGAGAATCAAAATCATCAGCTCTCACCCAAGCACCTGTTGCCGCAGTATAAATACCGTTTTGAGATTGCGTTGTTTGGTTTTTGACTAAAACTCTATCTCCAGCTACGGTTAAAATACCGTCAATAGTCTGTAAACCTGAAAGTGTAATATTTTCAGTCGTAGCGATTTTTACAGCTTCTTTAGGTTTTAAACCCTCTAACAGTGATTGAATTTGTGAAAGAATTACCAAATCGTTAGCGTTGACCGCAGGAGATGGTGATTGAGGAACACTTAAGAACTGAATAACATCAGCAGTTGTTAATTTAAGTATTTCAACATCCGCACTATCAGCGTTGTTTCTTGCTCTTAATGCGCCATCATTACTTAATAATATTTTTGATTCGTCTATTGCATCTGTGGCAATAAACTTTTTTCTAATTTGAGACATTTTTGTGAACGTTTAATTTAATGAAAGTTGTTATTGATACGTAATATAAATTTTATCTCCTGCCACAAGTACCCCATCTAATCCTAAACCTGACCACGAAATAGTATTTAAAGATACTATAAAATCATCACCGTAGAATTGTCGAATGCCGTTTTTAGGAAATATTTCTGTTCTTGTAGGACTATTTACTGTGAACGTTAAATTTAAACTTTTAGTCGCTTCTTCTAAACCCGTAATCACTCTAACCTCTTCAAACTTCTGTCCAGCGTTAATAAGTTTTGTATCAATACCTTTTAAATGAGCTACTAAAGCTTCTAAAGTCAATCCTTCGGTATTTATATTATCTCTAATATAATTGGTAGGGATATACGTTATGTGAATATTATCACCGTCGATTACGTCAGAACCTCCTATAATATGATTTAACGCATGAATAGTTTCTCCTTTTAAAGCAAGTTCTTGTGCTATTTTAAAAGAAGACCATGTAGTTACCGAAGTTATAATTGAATCATTGATTTCAGAAGAACTCAAAGAGGGTAAAAACGAAATAGGAATTAAACCATTACTATCTAACGGTACTACTCCATTAGATTGACCTTTTTCAGTGATTGGAATAAACGCTCCACCAGAAAATGATGTAATAGGTAAAAGATATTGTCTATCAAATCTACCTGATTTATCAGTAATTACAAGAACTTTGTCGTTATCAACGTCAAATATTGAGGTTCTTTTCTCTAATGAATCGGTATCAAATAATCTCTCCATGTTACTAATATAAGCATTACGCAAAAACAATCACTATAAAATCTTCTCCAATTGCAGGAATATAGCCGAAATCAACTGTAAATTGAGTAACACTTAAAACCGTATTACCGGTATATTGTATTTCTCCAGTTAAAACACTTCTAATTACAGGATTAGAAATATCTTCGGTGTTTAAAGTATGTGTTATTGTAAATATGTCATTTACTCCGTTTCCATTAATGACAAAGATTTGTTTTAAACCTCCGCCAGTACTAGATTTTAAAATTAAATCGGTATCAAATATACCGTTTCTATACCAATATTCTTCTGTATTTACAAGTACCGTTAAACCAATACTTCTAAAGGCTTGAGGTATAGTAGTGTTTACTTCTGTGATAGAGGTATAAGGTGTATTATCGAATCGTAAATATTTAGCATCTAATGCTTTAGGACTCGCTGAATAAATATTATCATTAAGATTTATAGCCATTAGTTTCTAATTTGCATTACAGGTGTATTATTTGTTGTTGTAGTGGTTGCGAAATTACTAACATATATTTCATAAGTAACATTAGACCATAATGAAGAAGGAGAGTTAGTAACTAAGTTAACAGGTAAGGCAAATAAATCTGAACCTCCGCCTATTGAACCTTGGTTTAAAGTATCTACAAACCATTGTGTTTTTAAAGGTGCAGAATTAGGAACAGCAAACCATAAATATTCTATATCGGCATTAAAAGTGATATTCAACGTACCGTTAGATGAACTTAGCACTTTAGTTCCTGAATTAATTAAAGCTTGGTCTATCACAGGTAATGTAGCGGATGTTCCAAAGAAATAAGGATAAATACCTTGTACAGAAAAGGTGTTGGATTGTATTTGTAAACCATTTAAGTCGTTAATTGCTCTTGCTACATAAGATTGAGTAAAAGGTAGTTCAGTATCTATACCTACTATATTTAACACTTCGTTTCCATCATTTGCCAAATTCATTGATAAAATCACATTCGCCGAAGTATCTACTAAAGAAACAGTATTCAATCTGACGTTTTGTGAATTACTGGTAGACCATATAAAGTTTTTAGCTCCGTCAAAAGTCACACCCACCTCTATTAGTTGCGATTGACCTTGAATAGAAAATGAAGAAAAAGTTGGCGGTAAAGAAGGTACTAAAATACGTTCTAGTATTTCTGATACCGTTAATCCAAAAATATTAGAACCTGAAGGTAAACCACCTACTGTAACCGTAGTAGGTGAAGCTTTTTGATAAATATCGTTACCACTACCTGTTCCAATTAATTCAAGAACTGACAACATATATTGCTTATCAAAACGACCGGCTTTATCTGTAACAACAATTACTTTGTCATTAACAACATCAAAAATATCGGTTCTTTTTTCTAAACCGTCAACATCAAATAATCTATGCTGTCTAGCCATTTTAACTGTATTAAATATTTGGTAAATTATCAGTATATGGGATTAATAAGCTACTGTTTTTAATTCCTTCGTTTAACGTGATTTGATTTTCTTTCATCTCTACTTGAGTAGTTTCTAAAGCTAAATCAACTTTATTCACTAAAGAGTTTGAACCAATGCCTACATTACCTCCAGAAAAATCATCAACTCTGCCAATCATACCTGTGAGTATCGCTGTTCCACCCGTTCCAGTAATTCTAAAAACATCTCCACTTGTGCTATCTAAAACGATAACTGACCCAGCGACTAAATTTCTTGCAAACATATTTCCAGAGTATCTTCTAAGAGAAACAGTAATACCTGAAACAGAAAGAAAATTAATAAGAGGTAGAGAAGCTCCTCTCCCACTATAACAATCAATAAATTCGTAAAAACCTACAGAGGATATGTTAACAATAACAATTGAACAATTGTAAAAAATACCCGCTGGGATAGTTGTAATATTCGCAGAAGTTAAAGTTCTTCCTAAAACACAGTCTCTAAAAGTAACGAATCTATTTAACGTAGCTGTTCCTACGCCTGATATATACGCATTTTCAAATTCTGAATCAGTTATATCTTGATTACCTAAGTTTATAGCATAGCCTGTTCCTTTAAATTTTTTACCTATACATGATTGTGAAAGAGTAAAAAAGTTTCCAGAAGTAACTTTTATAGTTTCAATGCCTTCATTGTCAGATTTAGTAATAACATCTGCAAGGTTGTTAAATGGATTACTGTTTGTACCGTCACCATTAACAGAGGCTGAAGGATTAAAGTAAATTACTTTGTTTAAAAGTCCATTATCAGTAATAATTAAATCCGTTTCTTTAAGACCACTCCAATTTATACTTCCTTGACCTAATAAAGTAGAACCATCAAAAAAACGAACCCCGTATACACCTAATGGTGCAGTAGGCATATCTCCAGAATAAATAGCTAAAGAACCAGTGTCTTCAGTACAAGATATATCCAAGCCTACTTGAGTTCCTGTTGCGTCATATACTCTTGCTATAACTGTAAGCCCTGTTTGACTTAGGTTTCCGTAATAGTTTAATTCGTTAGCCATTTTAAAATATATTAATCACCTAAAAATAAAAAAACATTTATTGATAATGTTCTTGGAGTTATGTCAAGTTCTTCTTGAGTAATATTACCATTTAAACTTTCGGTTGTAATTGTATGAGTATGACCTCCTGCTACGGAAGTATTAAAAGTAGAAGTACTTTGACCACTAACTCCCACACCTCCTATACCGTTTACATCTCTGTTTTGAGTTCTTCTCTCATAAGAATGAACATGGTCTCCAGATCCATTAGTAGTACCGCTTAATGTTACATTGGGTAAGTTATCTCTATTTATAATTTTAGAGTTGCTACCAAATACTTCACCGATTGGATTAGTATTTTGTTGTAGAAAAGAATTTGTTGCGTTCGGTAATGCGGAAAAAAAACCTATACTGATAGCAGCATCTCTTTGAGTAGGTGTTAACCCATCAGTTAGTAGATCAAAAGGTCTACCGTCTAATTTTATCCAACCGTTATGATCAGAAGTCTGAAATCCGTATTTCACATCTCCTATAATTTGAGGAGATACTACTTTAGAAATTGGAGTAGCTACCATAATTAATCAAATCTATGGTTAATATCAGCTAAGTAAACACCTGCGGCTACACCTTGTCTTATCACCATTTGAGAATAGTCTACAAAGAAAGTAAGCTCTCCCATTTTATTTTCTTCAAGGGTGTCTTCTGTTGCTCTAACACCTGTTGTTTTATCTACTGTAAAAGTATCTTTTATATGAAGATTTTTTACTACTCTTGGATTAAATCCCCAAGCCTTAGTCATTTCAACATCCGTATAATGTCTTACATCACAAGTAACTATAACTTCAGCTATTTCATTATCGTTATCATAAAAACATTGTAACATTGCTGATTTTACTTGTCGATAAATAGGTGGATTGAACTCAACCCCGTTTTCTTTTAAATTTGAGATAGTCTGATTAATTATCATAATTTTAATTAGTTCTTGAGGTGATTAAATTTGTTAAACTGACCCCATTGAAATTTCTATAAATACTATCTTGATTATAGATATAAGGGTCAGGTACAAATCTATAAACAGTTTCTTTTTGATTATCATATTGAATCACAAGTCCTCCTGTAATTGAAATTTGAATTGAAGGTTCATAATTAGCAACATATTCAATCCATGTAGTATCATTATCAATAGTTTGTGTTTCACTAGATAAAAAGTATTCAGGGTTATTTTTTAAATAAGTAGTAAGATTACCTCTAGTACTTCTTACTCTAAATATCAAAGCATAGTCTTCTCCATTAGTATCTGAAGTATTAATTTGCCAATTTGGTGGAGTGTCTATAGGGTTAAATGTTGCAAAAACAGGATTACCTAACGTATCTTCAACACCTACTCCAGTAGGGAAAAGGTCTCCACCTAATTTAGAAAGATTTAAATCAGCTCCTTGAAAACTATCTCTTATTATTTCAATTCCTGTTTGCACCGCAACACTTCCTGATAAGGTATCTCCTATAATTATTTCATATATAGTGTATGTAACAATTTGTGTTTTTAAAAAAATCTTCTAATTCAGGATACTCTCGTCCTACTAAATCTAACTTTCCAGTAAATATGTTATACTTATACTTGTTTGACATTTTGCAGGTTTTTTAAATTTTAGTTGTATAATTTATAGAAAATTTCATTTACGATGCTGTTATACTTATAGGTTTATTATCAATATTCCATGTATAAGTCTGAGTCAATACGGTAGAAGCTCCTTGATTATACTGTATTGTTTCAGCATTATCTGTTGAACCACTGGGATTTCCAACCGCAACACCTGTATAATAAGTAGTTACTTTACTGTTACCTACAATCAAATCCCAATTTTCTAAAATATGTCTATCGTTTAAAGCTTCAATTGTTGTTTTAATAGAGTCGATATTTAAAGCAATTGCAGTAATATCTGAAGCAGATTGTGTGGTATTACTCGCTGTTGTTTGAGTGTTTGTTTCAATATCTACAAGTATAGGGTATGACTCACCTTCATTTGTCGTTAATTTAACCCAAATTTGCGACAATAAATCGTTGGTTCTATCTAATTGTTGTATTGTTGCCATACGTTTTTATTTTTGCTACACCCACAATCTTCGTCAGTGTGTTTTGTTTTTTTTGTTTTCATCCGAATATTTCAGGCGAGTTAGTGTATGATGTTTCAATCGTTTGTTTAAAAGACTTAATATAGCTTATAACGGTCTCTGTCAACATTAAAGAATCTTCATCAAGTTCAATACTTACAAACCCTAAAGGAATCGATATACCTTTGTTTGTTTTAACGCTTATTATATTATGAGAATTTTCAATTTTTTCAGAATCAATTATAATTAAAAAAATAACGTTGATTTTAGTTTTTGAATTAAGAATAAGATGTCTTATATATTCAAATTCAGTATTCTCATCAAATATGGTAATTGTTTGATTAACACAATAATTTATAATTGGATATAAAGTAGACAGTGGTTTATTTTGATAATTACTTAAATGTCTATCTACAATATTTCTACAATCTTGATGTCTCCCTGAATAATTTTTAAAAAACTTAGCTGTTCCGTTATGGAATATATATATCGTTATTCTAAAAGCGTTTAAATAATCTCTAAGCTCCTTTAATGTATCACTTAGGTAAATAACATCTTTTATTAACGGAGTTTCAGTTTTCAATCTTTGAATTTCCATCTCTGAAAAAGCTGCAACTTTAGAATTTCTAACTTTAGCTTCTAATGTCAATTCTTCTTTTTTTAAATGCCACCAATGTTTTAACACATCCGTTAAAAAAGAAAATAATAGTTTTGAACCGTCTCTTAAAAAGAAAATTATAATACCGATAAATGTAGTATAAAGGAGTATAAGCTGCCCATCTAGTTGCTTTATAATCTCCTCCATACTATCTAGTAATCCATCATTCCACCGTAACCCATTTCTTCATCTGTAGGCATTTCTTCCATTGATTCTTCTTCCATAGAAGCTTCTTCACCTCCACCTGCTATTTCTACTAGCATTACGCAAACTTGCATAGCCGTTTCAGGATCTTGCTCTTCCACTGCTTGCATTGCCATATTTAAGATGTCCATCATAGGGTCTTGAGCTTCCGCAGCCGCAGGTTCTCCTGATTCTATCAACTCCCCTCCTTCTTGACGTAATCCTAGCACTCTAGCTGGGATTACAACTTTATTTGTGTTTCTATTATTAAACGTAATCATTATCGTTGTTTTTATAGGTGACTGTATAAATTAAATATACAAAAAATTAAATTTCTTTGTCTCTTTTCTTTTGTTTCATTCTTTCTTGATAAACGAACTTACCTAAAGCTAAAATATCTCGATTATCTCCATCACTTGCTTTTTCAGCTAAATCTAAAATCTTTTTTGTTGAAACTCTTGAAAATACAATTTCTCTACCTCCAAGTTTCATTTGAGGTTGACCGTTATGGTCGAGTAATAATAATCTTGCCATATCCCAATTTTCTTTAGGTTGTTCTAATTCGGGTTGTTTTCTATAATCAACGGTTATTTCTTCCCCTTTTACTAAATCTCTAAGACTAAATAAATAACGGTTATTGCCTATTTTAAATGATTTACAATTAGGAAAAACTGAATGATTATGAAATTTACCCAATTTAGTAATACGAGTTAATTTATTACCTTCTAAAGTGTGAGCAAGACCAAGACATATTCCTTTTGGTACATCTTGGTCTATAAAAACACCTTTTCCTTGTATTTCAGAATCGCCAATGTAAAACATATTACAGAGATAATCTTGACAATCTTTCTAAATTGTTTTTATAAACCGCGTCACCGATTAAATCTTGCATATTATTATAAATCCAATCCGCATTTTTATCAGCGATTTTAAACATTGTTTCTCCAATGATAGAACCACCTAATCTCCTCATTCGTAATTGCCCACCTAAAGCCATTACCGCTTGATTTCTACGTTCCGCTTGTTGAGACATCATATCTCCCATCATATTCATCGTATTAGGATTCTGCATAACGTTTCCTACAGCACCCATAATACCTCCCATATTAAAAGAAGGTACAGCTTGACTT